ATGAAGCGCTTCAAATTTATATTGAAAAAAAATGACTTCAGGCCAAAAACCATAAAGCAGTACAACACATACTTTAATCTTTATTTAGGGTGGGGCAATAGAAAGCTTTTTCAGATTACCAAGCAGGAAGTCTTAGATCGTTTTATTGAAGTATCAAATATAAGTGAATCATCTGCAAATGGAGCTGTATCTCTTTTAGGTACGTTATGGAAGTACATTCATGTCCTTTATTCAACAGATGAAAACCCGATTCTTAAAACCAATCCTGTAGATATCATTTCCGTAACAAGGGGTTGGAACAAGATTGGTAGTAGAGATAGGCATCTTCATAAAGACATTATTCACAAATATTACAACGCAGTACTTAACTATGAAGATGAGGTGAATCTTGAAAATACAGCAAGATCAAATACACACCGAGATATTGTATTGATGTGCATGTATACGGGATGCCGTAAACAAGAGGCATGTTGTTTAAAGTGGAGTGATGTAAATATTAAAAATGGCACCTTAACTTTTAGAGATACCAAAAACGGTACAGATCATACTTTCCCAATTGGTGATCATTTACATAGTATTTTGCGAGAACGCTGGTTATTAAGAGAAAACGATTGGGTGTTCCCAGCAACGAAGATGCCTACCTCTTGGAATATGCATGCTACAAAAGTGGATACACTATTAAATAGAGTTGGTGAGCAGGTTGACTATTACGTATCAATGCATGATTTCCGTCGTACATTTGCCTCTATATGCAATCTATTAAGATTTAATATCTATGTGACAAAAAGACTTCTTAATCACACTGCTCGTCCAAGGGTCGACGTTACAGGTGGATATGTTCAAATTCCTGATGAGGAATTAAAAGCATCGATGAATATGATTGAGGCGGTTTACCAAGGGAAAATTGATTGCTTTAACTATCAATCAGTTTGGGCTGAAAGGTTAAAGAAATAAAGGCGGTATAACCGCCTTATATCGTAGCAAGTTGTGCCGTGTTCAGCACGGTCTTACTTTGCTCGTACTTTAAAACGTCCTTCTTTTTATATGAAACACGTCTACCAATTTTTGAGAAAGGCATAGTTGACTGATCGCAGCGCATTCTTGCTAAAGTCCATGGAGAACAATCCAGATAAAGTGCCACAACTTCTTGGGGGAATTTCTGTTCTTCATTTGCATTGATGAAGCGATCTAAATATTCCTGCTGTTCTGCATCAGATAGATTTCTCAAATCTTTTAACATTTACCTCCTCCTTACTTTCTCCAAGTCGCTTCTTTAAATTTCGCCTCATCCACTAAGTTGTCGATTTGAGACGGGTTCACATTGTCATAGTAATGATTCATCAGGTTACCGAACACAATCAGTGTTCGGGCAGTAGAGGAGTAACGGAAGCTCATAGTTAGTCCTCCAGTAAATAATCTGGTTCGTTGGAAGCGGCATTTTCTAATTCAAAGCGACGCTTTTTAACAGCTCCCATGAGCTTTGGTTGAATTAGTGGATCTCGTCCTGAAACATCAATTTCCAAAGCATCTAATGTGGTAAGGTCGGGTGCGTTCTGGATCTGAACCAACAACGATGGTGGCTCACTATTTATAGGTTTAACTTCCGCAAGTTCTGTTAAGCGTTTATGTGTAGCTTGAAGTAGAGGTTCCATTTGCTTATCAGTCCACGCACGTGTATAGCGATAAACAGCGTTTACTTCTGCAGGTGTCTTTGACTCACTGACTCGTTGTAGAAGGGTATCTAAGGTTTTTTGATAATCATCTTCGATACTTTCATTTCTTTTGCTCTGCTTCATGTAATGTCCTTTTTTTAACATCATCTGATGTTGAATTTTGGACATTTGAAGTATCGGAAATATTTTCAAAAGGTGTGTGCTGAACTTCTGAGAGCTCAGCTTTTACTCGTTTATTTCGTTGTCTTTTCGGCTTGTCATTAAAGCCATCTTTAATTTCAATATCGCCAATTATCTGACCGAATGTCGCGCCAATTGCTTTTAGCTGCAAAATTGCATTTTCAACATCTGCCTGAGCAAAACCATTCATTACACTGCAAAGAATCTCGCTATTTTCTTCATCAAACTTCGTTCTCAATATGCGAGTCGGCATTACAATATAGATTTCTTGTTCTGCTTCTACATCGTGGGGAGTTAAAGGCTTGGTAAATTCAATACCAGCTAGTTCCATTAATTCAGCTTTAATACAAAACTCGTAATAGGGAAGTCCAAATACAGTTGCAGGCATTTGATCAAGGGAACTGAAATAGCTATCAGCTTTAAGTACGCCATCACCAGCGTAGCGACAAAGAACTGTTTTACCTTTCTGGAGAGCAGCAAATGCTTCAGTTGCGTTTAATAAATTAGACATAGATAGCTCTCCTTATCAGTGGTGCAATGATGATGGTTGTTGTGTTTGCTGCGGAACATTTTTAGAGCTCCATCCCATTTGATCAGCACGCGCTTGGCATGCTCTATTGATTCCCGCCTCATAAGTAGTACCTTTAAACTTCTTAATCGCAGCATTTAAGATGTTAGTGTCTGGTGCATCTTTAATTGCTTTTAATGCATCTTGATAAAGTTGGTCCTGAGTACGAGGTGGCTTCTCGTTGCCACCCTGAGCGGTTGTCTGATTATTCTGATTTGTATTTTGACCTGCTGGGATAGAGGCATTTTGCTCTAGGTAGGCATAGTCATAGTTGTATAGATATTTACTTCCATCAAAATTACCGAGGTAAACATCAGCTGCCACACCAACAGCTTTAAACGCTACTCCTAGAGCATCAGTAACGGCCTTTTTATAACCTTCATCAATTGCTACTAATTTGCCTTTGTGAATTTCAGCAATTGCTGAACCACCGTTGCCGAAAAACTCTTCACCCCAAACACCATCAATCTTGGTTTTTACTGCTACTTCAGCAAAAGCCATAATGGTTCCATCTGGAGCAGTTTCAGACCATAAACGAACATGTCTATAAGTCCAGCCATGACCAACAGGACCAAAGGCCTGAGTCATAGCCATTAAACGCCATTGAGGGTTAATATCTGATTTACCTTTTAAATAACCAATCTCAATCTTTTTAAGAAAATTGGTAGGCGTCTGCTTAACTGCATTCCAAATATGTAAGTTGTCTTTTGAATTTTCAGTAGTCATTTTTCTTATCCTTATTTTGAACCTGTAAAGCCGCGCTTCTTTTTATAAGCTTTGCGGTCATACGAAGGGATGTTGCTAAGTTCTAGGGCAACTGCTAATGCTTTTTTTGCGCTGGAAGCTAATCTCATTCATTAAGCTTGCGTAAACCTTAGGGCGATTTGCTTTAAACTCTTCAACATTTAAAGGCGTCTTTACTTCACCTTTTACGGTGTACAACACACTGCAATTTGCATTGGCTGCATAAACAGTCCAGCCAATACGTACAGAGTAGAGACCAGTTAAGCGGTCATGGCCCATATAAGCTTTAAAACCTTCTGGGTGTGGTTTGAATTGAGCATTCATGATTAGCCTCCCATCATCCAAGATGCAGCGGCTACAGCAATTACCCAAAGAACGAATGAAAGGGCAATGAATATAAGGAAGTCGATGACGTTTGCCTTAATGGTGGCGAAACGAGAAGGGCGCTGTTCTTCAACAGTAGGATGTTGATATAAGCGTGATGTGGTTTGACTAGGAATAGGGTTTTGTTTCATACTTACCTCGCAGTTATGCAAAAGCACCCAGAAGTTCGAAGGTCGGGGTGCTTTTTTGTAATTTATGAAATAAATATGAACTATTGGTTCAATTTAGTCAAGAACTATTGGTTCTGTTTTGTGTGTTATAATTGGATAATTCTTAATAGTTATTTGAAAAGGTAAGTATTAGTTGAAACTTAAATCCATTAGAATATAGGTGCTATAGCTGAATTATTTTTTACAGGATGCTATATGGTTGAATTATTATGAGTTTAGAATATAAAAGTCTCTCTAAGATTTTTTAATAGCAGCATATTGAATTCTGTTGCTGATGGGGATTTTTCGTATCTAAATAAAATCGCTTCTAATTTTTCAATAGAACTATGTCCATTAAAAGATTTTTATGATCAAGCTTACTCGTTACTTGAAAAAAAATTATCCAAACGAATATGTATTTAAGAATCAGATAGCTAATAAAAATTTTATGTGGGAAGCATTCTTTAAATACTGCAACTATGTTGTCTGAGTTCCGTGTAGGGAAAAATAAAGCAGATTGTATTATTTTTAAATGGCAAATCTACTTGCTACGAAATTAAAACTGACTATGACTCTCTAATTAGGTTAGAAGAGCAACTAAATTCATACCAACAGTTATTTGATGAGGTATATGTAGTTTGTTCAAAGAAATATGAAAAAACAATCATGGAAACAGTTCCAGAAAATTTTGGTGTACTAAGTCTAACGCAGAGATGTACTTTAAAAACTTTGAGAATTGCAAGTCAAAGGACTGCTCCATTAAATAGACAGTTACTTATTGATTCTTTGGAGACAGACTGAATACAAGCAACTAGCTGAAGAAATAAGTGGAGAAAAGATCTCTGTACCTAATATGCTGGTCTATGAAAAATGTAAGGCTATTATTTATAATTATAATGATGATGTTGATTTAAATAAAAAATATATAAAAATTCTTAAGCAGAGCCGTAAAAATAATGATACCTTTATCAAAGGGGGCGCCAAAATCATTAGTGAATGCTGCGATCAGCTATAATTTTAGTAAAAATCAAATAAATTACTTGTTAGATTATTTAAATAATGAGGAGATGTATAATGTATTATCCGATTTTAAGAGGGAAATTAAATGAGTTTCTAGCTTTAAGAGAGCTATCAAACTTAGCAATGGATAAATTATTTCATCCTGTTATTGAACCTGTAAGACAAGAATCTGCACCATTAATTAAAACTATAAAAGAATTAAATGATAATGGATTAGTACCATATATAATTCTAAATCCAACTGTTGGTTCATTAGATGGGGATTCTCATTTTATTTTTAATGAACTAAAAAAAACATGATTTTATTAGCTTTATTCCTGTTGTAGTAGTTAAAGAGAGTATTTCTCATGTGAGAAATTTAATTGATGAATTAGATCAATATGCTTTATTTTTAACCGAGGGTATAAATGATGAAATCATAGAAGAATCAAAAAAGTCTTGTAAAAATTTCCTAAGTTCAAATACTTCTCCAACTCTCATTAGCAGAATTAATAATGTAGTTTTATATGATGATTGTTTTAAAAAACAAAAGAGAAATGCTGACTATCCTTTAGAATCTCCATACTCATCATTGCATACTTTTTACAAGTTTTATGGAACAGTAGTAGGATTTGGTGATTATACAATTGTAAGTGAAGAATACTCTGAGTCTGGTGGACCAGCTTATGTTGTTACTATTCATATCAATTATATTGATAAAAATAGATATGATGAAATGTTTACTAGACATTATTCCTCTGAAGATGATGAATCCCCAGCAAATCCTGGAAATAAGTTTAAAGAAGCACTTACAAAGTTTATTACTGATAAAAATAATTCTGTAATTAATTTTGTTCAGACTTCAGGAATTGATGAATTAGAAAAAATTTATGAAAGTAATCATTTCCCTGGTTTAGGACAAGTAAAGAAAATATCAATTAAACATCATATTGAAACGATTAATGATTTTTTAATTAATAAAGGTAAAACTTCTTGAAATGGCTATAGCAATTAGTTGGTGCTGTGGTAATTGTTTTAGTGATAAAAAATTAAACATTTTATTGCACAAAATGGATCTCTAACTGATATATGTTCTTATTGCGGATATGAGAATGTCCCTGCAGTAAACCCATCTCAATTATTTGAATTTATTGAAAAAGTTATTTCTTGTTTCGAGGTTGATGAATCAGGAGTAAGTCTATTTTACTTACTTAATGACAAAATGTATTTATTTAATAGATCTTTAAATAATTTAAGTGGTTTATATGAAAAGTTAATTGATGGAAATGAAGAACTATTAGATAAGAAATATTTAATAACAAATCCTGATGAAACACTCGATGAATGGGGGATTTTTATAGAAGAGATTAAGTCAAAAATAGATTTTTTCCTCAAACCAAGCTTTATAAGGATATTTTTTCTTATTCATTGGTTCAAGAAACAGATACAGCAGCTTTTCTTTTCTTTGGTGGAAACTTTAAAAGTTAAATACCCAGTGGGCCAGAAGTTTTTTAGAGGCCGTACTTTTGAAGAAAGACTAGATATAGGATTGATGGGTATGCCACCTCCAGCTATTGCTAGTGCTGGCCGTGCTAATCCTGTTGGAATCCCATATTTATATCTAGCAGAAAATATTGAAACTTGTATGGCGGAGATTAGGCCTAGTAATGGTTGTAAAGTAAATATTGCTAAGTTTAACTTAATTAATGATGTGAATCTCCTTGACCTAACAGAGCCAAGAAAAAGAGCATCTTTTATGATTTTTGGATGAGCAGGAAATAAGTGCTTCTTTTAAAATATATTGATTTACTGGAAGTATTTGCAAAAGAGTTATCAATACCAATTTTACCTAATAATAGTCATTTAGATTATATTCCTACTCAGTTTTTATGTGAATATTTTAAAACCATCTGTAAGTATGACGGCATTATTTTTAATAGTTCCTTTGGCTACGGGAAAAATATAGTTTTGTTTACGCAAGAGAATGTTTGTGGTGAAGAAATTGTTGACTATTATCATGTTTCTCAAATCTCACATAATTTTCACCTGTTAGAGAAGTAATTTATACTTCTCTATATAAACCAACAACTTTTCCAACTAGTTTACAACCTTCATGTAGACTCATGATTTTTTCATGCCACTTAGGATTTAAAGGTTCTAAATACATTCCATCTGTTTCCAATTACTAGCTTTTTTAAAAGTTGCTTCTTTATCACCTTCACATGAAACTATAACTAAATCACCAGTTTTTAAGTCACTTACGGGGAAATCTGGATTAACATAAATTCTATCATTTGGTTCAAACTTGGGTGCCATTGATTCCCCCCCTAACTATTAATCCATATCCATTTTTACCGCATTTTGGATTAGGAGGTAACCATTCATTAAATTCAGTTCCAATAGGTACAGATTCAATAGAGGTCCATGTTCCTGCTTCAACCCAAGATATAACTGGAATTAAGCTTCCTAAAATTTCTATTTTTGATTAATATCAATATTATTATCTAAATTCTTATTTAAATCATCCTGTTCAATAGCTTTAGCCATTGAACCTGTACCTGATAAAAAGCCATTCAGAATTAACTTTTAAAAACTTTGATAAAAGAGGTATTTTTGAGGTTTCGGGTATGGCATCGCCATTTAACCATTTTCCAGCACCTTTGTCGGAAATATTAAACTCTCGGCTCAAAATACGTGCTCGCCCTCTAGCTGGATAACCTGCAGCATCCATTGCTTTATGAAGGCGTTGAGCAAATTCTTGCTTAACTGAATCTATCTGTGAAGTCATTGCAGCACCATTATGAACCATTGGTTCAATACTAAATGTTATTGAAAGAACTATCAGTTCCTGTTAAAGTTGAACCAATAGTTCATTATTGGGTTTGAGATGAGTACTATAAAAGAAGTTATTAATGATGCCGGCGGAGTTTGTGCTGTTGCATTTTCTGTTCAATTAAGTGAAAGGTCTATTTATAAATGGATTGAAAAGAATTGCTTACCACGATCGGAGTACACAGGTGAAAGCAAATATTCAAATTCAATTGCACAGTTATGCGAGAACTTTACTGAACAAGAAATTCTTGAAATTGGTAATCCGCGGAAGTCAAAAAAATATAGAGCATAAGAATGAAGTAATCCCTACGTAATTTTATCAAGCAAGGGAGCTGCTCTTTTGATGAGAACCGATGAAATGAATGAAGCAAGAGAGTTGGGCTTTCTAGGTGGAAAGCTCGATAACCCTGTAACGGTCAAATTTAATGATTTAACCGATGAATCTATCGAAGGTGTGGCAAATGCCAGCGACATGACGAAAGCAGACTGGATACGGGAAGCTTGCATAGAAAAACTCTTGGTGGAGAGACGCAAGTTCAATCGTATGCGAAAGGTGTGGGGTCATCCTAAGGAAACAAGAGATGCCAGAGGATGCCATGAGAATACAGGGTCAAATTTAGAGCAATAAAAAGCCTGATCTCGGAAATCAGGCTTCTAGGCATTCAATTGAGGTGAATCAAATGAACATGAGTAATTTATCAGAACAACCAACCGAACTCAACTCAGAAGAATTTGTAGTAGGTGACATAGTGGTTGTTAATGAGCTGGAACATAACGAAATTTTTGAAGTGTTTGGATTTTTACTACAGCACACCTAAACGACTTTTTGTTAAGTCAGCATGCGGGAAGCGGTTAGCTCTACCAGTTCAATTCTTTAGATCAGCATCAATTGCTGAGTTAGAAGCAAAACGCCGATTAACTGTAGAAGAATTAGCGCGGGCGGAGGTGTCATGAATCAACAATTTAAACACCTTCCTGAACATAAGCAGAGAGAAGGTATCCAGTCTTGGTATGAGCCAGCTCTTAATCTCCTAAACAAAATGCTTGAACGAAACAAAGCAAATCTCCGTAAGCGTGGATACAACGAAAAGAATGCAGCCATAACACGAGAAGAATTTCGACAAGAACTCGCTCGCCGAGGCCGCATTACTTTGTATTTGGCTGGGGAAATAGAAACGAGTTTGTATAAGGCTCAAAAGATTGAATACATGGGCGGATATGTAAAGCCTAAGGCTGGTGAGTAATGAGTCTGGACGCAACCATTTGGGCTTTCAAAGCAGAGGTGAAAACCTCTAGTCAAAGACTCGTTTTATTGGCCTTGGCTGATAGAGCGGGAGAGTCCCATAAGTGCTACCCAAGCATTAAACGTATGGTTAAAGACACTGTTCTTAACCGTAAAACAGTGATCAAGGTATTAGATGAGCTTGAAGCAATTTCATTAATTAGATTTACGGGTGAAATCACAGGAAATGGTGTGAAGGTTTACCAGTTAATTGGTGTGATGGGCCGTGAAGAAAATGATTTAACCAGTCCCAAAAAGGGGACTAGTACCAATAACGGAACTAGTTCCAATTTCGGTACTGGTTCCAAAAACGGTACTAGTACCAATAATGGGACCGCAACCAGTCCCAAAAACGGTACCGAGACCAGTCCCAATATTGGGACACAGAACCTATCAGGGAATCTATCAGATGAAACTAAAAATAAAAAAAACATGGTTGAGTTTGGAAAAAACTTGGTGAAGAAATTCGTTTGGCAACTGATCAGGAAACTTACGAGCAAATCAAAAACGCGACTTGGTTCGATCGGGAGTTGCGAGCATTTGAACTCTACAACGCTGAGAAAAATCTTTGTGATGAACTCATGAGTTACCACTTTGCAGATTGGTTAATCAACGCATGTGGCAAATACCAAGCACGTGAACAGGCAGGTTTCCGAAATTCAGGGTCGCAGGTTCGGTGCTCGCCGGGCGCACCGCACCAGTTGAGCGATAAACAGGTTCACACCTTTGCTCAAAAACTCTCACAACATCCTGAGTTCGCAAGCCAGTTTGCTGCTGCAGGGGAAAGCTACGATCAACTTGCAGCACGTATCGCCGTAAAACTTAGCGATCCAGATCAAGCGAGACAATGGGAGCCGTATCTCAAGCAAGTAGGTTTCAAAGGCTTATTGCAGGGGGCAGCATGACAGACCTCTACCATGTCAACGTAGCGCTCTTGGGAAGTGAGCTCAACGCTTTTGAAAGGGGTATGCATGTCTAGCATGAGTTTAGCTGAATACCGTGAATTATTTCCAGTGAAGACAAAGAAACGCCGTTCAGCAAAAGCAAGGTACCAGACAGCCGAGTGAAGGCGAAACAGTACTGGCAACACACTTAAGAGCATGCAGGATCGGTTTTGAGCAGGAATACAAATTCCATCCGAAACGTAAATGGAGAGCAGATTTTCTGATTACGGGTACAAAGATTTTAGTTGAGGTCGAAGGCGGGATCTGGATGGCAGGTGGTGGACGTCATACAAGGGGCAAAGGTTACATCGGGGATATGGAGAAATATAACTCGGCGGCAATGATGGGTTTTACAGTTTTACGGTTCAGTACAGAGCAAGTGAAGTCAGGTTTAGCGGTTCAGCAGATAGAGAAAATGATTGGGGGATATCGTACTAATGATCGATAAGAAGCATGTTATGCACTCAGTGGACTGGTCTCGGTTCGATTTGGAAGGCTGGTTATATCAGTTCGGTGCATGGCTAGATCAAAAGAGTTTTACCGGTATTCCTTCAGGTGCTTACAGTAACCCAATTGCCTCAGCAATGGTGCAGGTTGAAAAGCAAAGACGCTTAAAACGGTTAGGTAAGAAGAAACAACGGGAAATCATCGCCAATTACTTTGTGAGCGAATCAGATCCGTTTCGTAAATCTAAATCTAAAACTCAGTGCCAGATTGATGATAATGAAGCACGCGCAGTGCAACGTTTAATATTGGACTTAATGGGGAAGAGTGAAGTCATGGACGAATGGATGGATGCGATTATTGACCGTTACTTTCGTGGACAGTCATGGCCTGAGATGGTACGAGAAGATCGTTCGCAATCAGATGCACGTAGTGATGTGAAGTGTGGGTTAGCAGTGTTGCATTGTCGATATGGATTTATTGGGTATTAACTATAATTTTAATATCCTTTAAATTATTCAGGTAAAATAATTAGTTTTCCTTAAGACTAATTATTGATCCCTTTAATATAAAAATAAGATATAAAGTACTTTGTTTTTTATTTATTGGGGGTAGTAAGTGAACACTAGAGAATTACGCGTCAAATATAATAATGAATGGCCAAAAAAATTTAACTTTCCTGTAGAAGATACATTCTTACAAAGAGTTGAAGAAAAAAAACTTGATCAAATATTTTTTCCTGTATCACTTTCAAATTCTGATACATGGGAGTTTCAATATTATTTAGGGTATTTATTAGATGCATTGGATATGTTGCCAAATAGACCTGATTTAGCGTTTGATCATATTTGGAAAGCATTAGATTCTGAGTTTTTTAAAGTAAAAAATGAATTTCATTCATGTAATGCTTCAAGATTTGATGCATTTGTAGATAAAATTCTAAGTGATGCAAATACGGCAAAAAGTATATTAATATATTTGAAACTTATTCCTTATCAAACGTGTGAGTACGCTGCTAAAAAGAATTATTGAGGCCTCTGCTAAAAGCAGATACAGATAAAAATGCGGAAAATTTATTTGATAGAGCAAAAAAAAGCTTTAGGAGAAAATTTTATCTTAAAGTTTATTGAAAAATATCCTCCTGAAAATAACAACAAACCATCATCAGCTGACCAGAGAAAGGCTGGAAGACTGTTAAAGTTGATTTTTGCTGGGAATGAAATTGAAATCAAAGGAGTGAAGTTTTTAATCGAAGAGAAAAAGCTGGCAGTCTTTCTCCTCAAAGTAGTTCTAGCTAACTCCAAGAAATGAAAGGTTTCATGGAAATGTATTTCCCCCTTTTAGAAGCAGTGTTGCAAGATTAGAGACATATGCTCATGCTTTTTATTTATTCCATATTTCATATGCTTTATTAATGGATGTATTTTTATATCGTAACTACGGGGCGATTGACTCTTCTACAGTTGAACTTAATATGCAGAAAAATACAGAAATCTTCAGTACTTTATTTGATGGACTATAAGTAAGAAGAATAAGTAGTTCTTATATTTCGAATAATAGAGATGCTTTATATCAGCATCTCTATCATTTTTGAGTTATCAAAAGTCTATTAAGTAAAAATTTTTTAAACTAAATAGTTTTTAAGACAGAGAAAAAGGTAATGAAATTTAAAGGATATTTGGACTATACCGATGGATCAAAAGATTATATTGAAGTCATTGAGTTCATCATTCGAGAAAAAAACTCGATTGCATTTGAACTTAAAACCTCATGGTCGGAGCAGGGTTTTTGGATTTTTTAATGGGGTCGCAAAATTTCAAGGCAACAATGTTTATAAATCAGATCATTTAAAGGGACGAATGGCTTCCGATTTATCAATTGAAGAATCAAGTGAGGCTGTTATTGTTTTTCAAATAATGAATATTGATACAAAGAATTCAGAGGTTGATATTATTGGATCAGTCAACTATGGATTAGAAGTTTTTAATTTTGAAGGACTCCTAGAAAAAGATATTTAATAAAATAGATCATTAATACCTTGACCCTGTACAGGGTAAATGCTATTTTTCGTTATAGTGGTCGAAGTGTAAATAAAGATCACGTAAGATATTTAAAAAGCTCATCGAAAGGTGGGCTTATTTTTAGTTGATAATGGTGGATGGTGTACTATCAAATTTAAAAAGGGGCACATATCCAGTAACATTAAATAAAGTGTTTCGAAGTAAAAAGAAATGAGTTTTGAAGATAGCGTATACAAACCACTAATCAATGAAATATTGGATGATATTTATTACAAGAATACTAATTTTAGAACAAAAATTGCTTTGTTAAGACATTATTTAGAGATAATAGTTAGAAAATTAGTTAATTATCCAGTTAATCAGAAAATGACACTAGGGAGCGATAAAATAAAGAATCTTTTGTCTGAAATAGAAAAAGATATATGTATTACAGATAAACACTTTCACAAAACCGTAGAAAAAGCAGGTCGCTTATTAAATAAATATAATCATACACAGTATTTAGTCAGTGCTAATCAAGAAGTTTTTGATAAGGCAGAGGATTTAGTATTTAATGTAATTTCTTTAATCTTTATAGTTCATTTTAGCAAGAATGAGTTTGGTTTAAATTTTGATGAAATGGAATCATTCTCAATTTTGCCGCCAATAATTAGGCTTAAGGTTTTAGAATACTTCTATAGTGAAGGCACTAAAAATCTTCTTTTAATGCATAAATATGTTTTGACCATTTTGAAAAGTAAAAATAAAGAAGCTGCTATTCAGTGGATAGAAGTTAGAAAAAAACAATTACAGGAAGTTAGCACAATTTCAGATAAATACAATTTAGATAAATATTTAGTTGCAGGGGAAAGAAAATTGGGAAAGCGGCATACAAATATGTATGAACATCTTATCTTTGTAGCTGGATATGTAAATGAGAAAAGAGATAGCAAAGAAGTTTTAGTTTACTCGAGCTTTGAACAAGCTGCCAAAACTTATATTAAAGTTTGTAATAATAAAGATCATCTTGAATCATTTAATAGAGCTAAACAACTAAAGGAACTAATAGAGTTCTTATTTATTGGTAGAAAATATCTGCAATAATAATTCAATTCATCCAAGTGGTTTTTTTCATTGCTATGTCAAAATAGAACCGAGATTCTTTATAAAGGTTCTTGCGACATTTCACAAATAAAAGCTTGGAATCGCTTGTACTGGATGTAGCTTAATCAATCACGCATTCAACAATAAATATGGTTATTATTTGGGGACATCTGATGATTTGAAATGGGTTGTTGACTAGTCATGTTTTATCTATATTAGTTTCTTCTAAAACAAAGGAAGAGAAAACAATGGAAATAGGTTTCATCAATGGACCAAAGGATAAAACAAGTATCAATACTGAGAGCTACTCAAACAAAAATATTGACGAGATTTATAAGGCTTATGCTGATAGGCGACCAGGATTCCAGACTAGCTTAGATCCAACAAAAGTATATGAATATAAGCGATGTCTCCTAAAAACATAACAATGAATTCAAATATTTTTATGTAATAGATGTTCAATCTGTCGATGAGTTAAAAGCAAAGATTGACGAGTATTGGCATCTTTCGGATATTGAAGGATATGACTTTGATTAACTAAGACCCTCTTCGGAGGGTTTTTTAGTGAGAGGAATTCATGAAAAATGAATTATACTTTTATATTCATATACTTCCTAAGTAGTTTTTTGATTTAAAATTAGGTTTTACTCAGTTAAATTAAGCTCAAAAGATACTGTTGAGAATGTAAAAATTATATGAGATCCCGATAGCTGATATTGTAATATTGCTTTGTATTTGTGGAGATAATTAGTGAGACTAATACTTATCGTAATATTAATGTCATTTGGAAGTCTATTGCATGCTGAAGAAAAAGAATCAACGGTCTGTGAAAAGCTTAATATTGCGGCATATCAAATCATGTTAGAAAGACAGTCTGGTATAAAGCCTCTTGATTTGCTTGAAAAGCTACTTATTCCATTAGATCAAGATAAGGAGAATTTAATACTGAATTACCATATCAATCACTTTTTTGGTCATGTAAGTGGTTTGGCTTATGAGACACCTCTATATACAACAGAAGATGAAAAACAAAAAGCTGCTACAGATTTTGGTTTGAGAATTGAAAGAATTTGTACAAAGGATAAGACGGCATTATTTGCTCCTCCGCGATTTCAGACTTTTGAGGAATAGTTAGCCTAATGCCAAATCAAATTGAACAGATTAATAATGTTGAGCAATTAGGTACCGAGAACGAACAAAAGCAAGAAAACTCAGTGCTTAATTCTGTGAATCCAGATCCTGTCGATGTGGCAGATTTGATTGTAGAAATCGGAAAAGATGTAGTCGAGTTTGCGTCATCTATTCTAGACAATATTGATATAAATTTTTGATTTAAAAATTCCTCAAATAGGGAGACTTTTTTATAGAATTTTGAAATATGAATTTGTAGTTGCGTATATACGAATATCCATATATATTTCATATCAAACACTGCGCTGAAAGTTTTTGTTTTTGTGACCCGTTTCTTTTTGAAGCGGGTTTTTAATGTAATATTTGATTTCACTAAAATAATTTATAGAAATTTTATGGAACGGGGAATCCTTTTAGAAAAATCATTAGAAATGATTTTGGAACTTAAAGATGAGATCATTAATAGCGAAGTGATTGATTGTGGGCCGCGATTAGATTTGGTTGAGCAATGTATATATATTTCATTTGAACATGGAATTGGGGTTAACACCTTATTAACATTAGAAATGCCAATTCAAGCAATGGTTTTATCACGTGCTCAGTTTGAGTCTGCGGTAAGGGCCTACTGGTTATTGTTTTGTGCATCTAATTTTCAAATTTCAAAATTAAGTTTTGGCTATACTTTTGACGAGCAGTTTGACAAAGATACATGCCCATCCTTAAGTAAAATGTTGGAAATGCTTCAAAAAGCTGATTTGCCAGCTAAACCTGTAATTAATATGTTTGTTGAGTTTAAAAAGTATCATCTCAACCAACTAAATTCATTTGTCCATACAGGTAAACATTCATTTACTCGCGATGAGATAGGTTTTGATGAGAATCTTGTCCTGACTCTAATGAGACAATCTAATAATTTAATCACAGCTTCAGCACAAATAATGTTGGCACATACTATTCCAGATAAACAGAAATTCATCCATTTTTTGACTGAAAAATATCGGGATTGTTTCTTTATGCAGGAAGATTTAGATCTTAAAGTGAAAGCGAGAGTAGATAGTTACTTTAATTAAATTAGTTAAACGGATTACTGATAAAACGAATCTTAATGGGTATGAATTTTGGTTAAGATATTATTTAAACTTGAAAAGCAGAATACTTATTGTTAAAATTTTTTCTTAAATATTAAAGAGCTAAATAAAAAATGCCATATAAACGACTTGAAATTTTTGAAAATAAGGAATTTGCTGATACTCCGATTAAAGTAGATGCATATTATATTTTCTATGGGGATGATATAAATACGGGAAAGTTTACAGCAAGTTTAATTTATAAGCCGAAAGACTGTATTTATGAAGGAGATATTCGTAGCTTATCAAATTTGAGTTCTGAACATGCTTTATCTGATTTATTAGAAAAGATCAGAAGGGCTTATGATTCAAAATTATATAATGAGATTATCTCAGATTGGCAAAAACCATAACTTAAATCTTCTTTGATGGTTTTTATAATCAGGTTAGAAAGCAAGTAGATTTGATATTTTTATTAAGAGCCATTATTGTATTGAGCTAGTTTGCCTTTTCCAAACTTAACTCACTAAATACTTAAATTACTTACATATGTTATGTAATTGAGTATTACGTGAAAACGTTAGTTGATTTTGATTGGGTGTTGGAATAGTTTTACAACTACGATATATTCATTTTTCTATATCACAGTTAAGAAAAATAACCATGCCAAAAAGAGAATCCAATAAACCAAACAAATCTTGCAATTGCAGCATTATCTGCAAGTTTTGCGAATGCAATGAATAAAATCGATCCTAAATTTTCAACCCTATTTTTAGAGGAAATTGAAAATAGATATCATGAGCTGAAAGATATGGAACTGATTCATGTTGAGGCAATGGAAACATTAAATTGGACAAGAGAATTTATTCAGAACAAATAACCCATACCGCCGAAAGGCGGTTTTTTTTTATAGGTGTAATTAATGGATTCTGATGTCTACTTCTGGCTTACAAGAAAAAAAGAACCTAAAACAAAATCTAAAAGCAGACCTTTGCCTAAGGCTAAAGAAAAATATCTTGAAGCTGAAGAAACGTTATTTCAAGAATTAGAAGAGCATCGAATTGGTTATCGAAGAAAATTTCAATTTGAATCAACTAAAAATTGGAGATTCGATTTTTATATTGTGAAGTTGAATCTTCTTATAGAAATTGCTGGCAGTCCTTGGGCAGTTGGTCGCGGTGGAACAAAGATAGCAAATTCATTTAATAAGTATGATCTAGCTCTAGATCGGGGTTATGTATTTGAGCGCCTTGAACCTCATCAAATTGAATCAGGTTATGCAATCAACTGGATAAAAAGTGAAATAGCGAGAATAGAAAATGGATCAGATCAGACCATTTCCTCCTCAGGACTTGATTGATAAAGCCGAAGAGGATGAAGCAATTAGATTGGCTCCAGCACCTGACTTAATGAATTGGGTGATCACAAACTTTTTAACTATTGGCGGACCACTACATAACCCCGATCACGATCATATTGCTGAATTAATTCACGACAATGAAGAGTTCCTAGCATTTGCTTGGGCTTCTTCTGCATATAAAAGCAAACAAGCTATGGTTCTAGGGCAATGTGAAAAGGTTATGTTTAATGTTGGAGGCTGGCGTAAAGCTAGACAGGAGCAACAGATGCGGGACTGGTTCGGATTTATACCAATTTACCTGATTACGATCGATGCTTCCCTTTTGCGATAAAGCTAACGATAGTGAATTCTGTGCTTTGCTTGAGCATGAACTTTACCATATAGGTGTAGAACGTGATGAAGACGGCGAGATGATCTTTAGCAGCTCAACTGGATTACCTAAGCATTATTTAGCAGGTCACGATGTTGAAGAGTTTATTGGTGTAGTTAAACGCTGGGGACCAAGTAAGAATGTTAAGCGGCTTATTGAAGTCGCTCAAAACCCGCCGTTTGTTTCGAATTTAGATGTTTCTAAATGCTGTGGAAACTGTGTGATTAATTAATGTACTAAAAGCATCACATTAAAGATATTCAATACAATTAGTTTTCAGTAGGTTTAAGAAAACTAGGAGAAAATCATGGCCACTTATAAGCAGCTTCAAGAATATATAAAGGAACATCACCAAATTACAGCTCAGTCCTGTTGGATTGCTCATGTTAAATCGGAACATGGAATAACAATGCGTACTAATCGGCAAGGTAAAAGAAAGAGTTAAACCATGTCCATCAAAGCATAGAGATAAAGTTGAAGAGGCTCTAAGACATTTTAAGATGATCCCCTAGATAAGGGATTTTTTTTGCCTATTTAGTCTTACGTAGTCTTACGAAGGGGAGGTTATGGCAACACTAAAAGAGCCTGTAAAAATCTTTATAGTTCAGTCTCTTGCTTGCTTTGAAACCCCTCAACAAGTTGTAGAAGCCGTAAGAGAAGAATTTAACATCGAATTAACCCGTCAGCAGGTAGCTTCTTATGATCCTACAAAAGCAACATGTAGAGCGTTAAGTAAGAAATTGACTGCGTTATTTAATAAGACGAGAGAAGACTTTAAAAAGAATATTTATGACATCCCGTTAGCCAATAAAGCCTATCGATTAAGAGAGCTTCAGAAGATCTATGAAGGTTGGAAGAACAATCGGCTGATGAAGCAAGGTGTGATTAAGCAGGTCCGTGAAGAGATGCAGGGTCATGACCTGATGCTTTTAAATGTTGAGTTAAAACAACTTGAGATTGAAAAGATGAGGGCGGGTGATGAGGAGGAGGATCCAACACCGGTCAAAGTAACCATTCAAGTTGTAGATGCGAGTAAAAAAAGATGCCGAACATCAATCCGACGCTGAATGTACCTCAGGCTAATTTTTTGCAGATGGATAAGAAGTTCCGCGCATTTGTGGCGGGCTTTGGATCTGGTAAGACTTGGGTAGGCTGCTCTAGTTTATGTAACAAAGCTTGGGAGTTCCCAAAAGTACCTCTAGGTTACTTTGCTCCCACTTACCCTCAGATTCGTGACATTTTCTTTCCTACCATTGATGAAGTTGCATTTGATTGGGGACTTAAAACCAAGGTCTATGAAACCAATAAAGAAGTAGATATTTATTATGGTCGCCAGTATCGAACAACAATCATTTGTCGATCTATGGAGAAACCAGCAACGATTGTAGGTTTTAAAATTGGTCATGCCTTGATTGATGAGCTTGATGTTATGGCTAAGGTCAAGGCACAACAGGCTTGGCGTAAGATCATTGCACGTATGCGCTTTAAACAAGCTGGTTTGCTCAACGGTATTGATGTGGCCACCACACCAGAAGGTTTTAAGTTTACATACGAGCAGTTTGTAAAAGAGGCAAATAAATCAGAGGCTAAACGGGCACTTTACGGCATGATTCAGGCTTCAACCTATGACAATGAAGCCAATTTACCAGATGACTATATTTCATCGCTTTATGAGTCTTATCCTCCACAACTGATTTCCGCTTACTTAAGGGGGCAGTTTGTCAACTTAACCAGCGGCGCTGTTTACCCGGACTTTGATCGAGTTTTAAATCATACGGATGAGGAAATTAAGCAAAGTGAACCTTTACTCATTGGTATGGACTTTAACGTTCTGAAAATGGCTGCTGTTGTCTATGTCATTAGAGAAGGTAAGCCGAGAGCTTTAGATGAACTGGTTGGGGTGAGGGATACACCGACTATGTGTTATTTGATCAAGGAACGATTTCCAGAACACGATATTACAGTGATACCTGATGCTTCAGGTCAGGCAACATCATCAAAGGGCTTTTAGTGAATCTGATCATGCGATTCTAAAGAAAAATGGATTTAAGGTTGAAGTGAATGGTGTTAATCCGGGTATTAAAGATCGTATCAATGCTGTGAATGCCCAGATCCTAAATGCTGAAGGTGAAAGACATTTAAAAGTGAACACAAATAAGTGTCCGAACTTTACTGCCACTTTGGAGCAGCAAGTCTATGATGATTTTGGAATGCCAGACAAGGGTGCTGGATTGGACCATGTTGGCGATGCAGGAGGCTATCCACTAGCTAAGCGTTTCCCAATCATCATTCAGAAAGTATTTAAGCGGCGCACGATTGCCGGATTCTCTCGTTAAACAACGCACCTTTTTAGGTGCTTTTTTATTGGTGTTTTTATGGCAGTTACTGATAAACATCCGCAGTATATTGCTGCACAAAAAGTCTGGTTGGCTATGCGTGACGCCGTTGCTGGTGAAGAGCAGATTAAACAGGCACAAACCAAGTATCTTCCCTAAATCCGCAGGGATGATTGAGGCAGAAAAGCAGGGAGATACGACTGGAGAGATTTATAAAGCTTATCTCAGTCGTGCTCAGTATCCACTGTGGGTTCAAGATTCATTACGCACGATGATTGGTTTAGTTTCAAAGCTGGAACCTAACATCGTGATTGAAAGTTCTCTATTAAAGGGTTTGATAGAGAATGCAACCAATGATGGTTTTGGGCTTAAACAACTCTTTATCCGTATTTGTCTGGAGTTACTGGAGTATGGTCGCTGTGGCTTGCTTGTCGATGTAGATGCTAAAGGCGTGCCTTACTTCGCGCTCTATGATGCGTTATCCATTATTAACTGGAAGGAAAACAGTATTGGCGGCCGTAAGGATCTAAAACTGTTAGTCCTTGAGGAGCAGTTTGATAATAGTGAAGATGAATTCGGACACGATACTAAAACGGTCCACCGGGTTTTAGCTATGCAGGAAGGTGCTTTAACAGTCCGTTTGTTTGATGGGTCTTCCGAAGAGGATAAAACACCAGATCTCGGCGGTAATAAGCTTGCTTTTACGCCATTTGTCTTCTGTGGTACCACTGATAATTCTCCACAAGTTGGTACGGTACCATTGCTCACCATGGCAAAAGCAGCACTTAAGTATTACCAGCTCAGCGCGGACTATTTTCAGTCACTTCATCACACAGCACATCCACAACCTTGGATTAACGGTTTAGACGGGGATGAAGATGATGATATTAGTGTTACAGGTGTTATGGCTGTCTGGAGTCTGCCAAAGGAATCTCAATGCGGTTACTTAGAGATTTCTGGAAATGGTATCGAACTGACTAAGAGTGAAATGGATGCTCAGAAAAATGCAGCATTAGAAGCAGGTGCAAAGGTCATTGATACCAATACACAAGAATCAGGTGAAGCTCGCCGTGCACGTCAGGATGACCAGCATGCAAGTCTACATAGTATTGTGATGTGTGCAGCTCAGGCCATTGAACAAGCAATTAAATATGCAGCTCAGTGGCTAAAGCTGGATGCATCCAAATATACATTTACGGTTGAACCTGAATTTATCGTTCAGCAGTATGACATCAATCTCGCTAAACAACTTTATGAAGGTGCTCTTGCAGGGAAGAACTCCTTCCAGACTTATTGGGAATATGTCGCTACCGGAAAGTTACCAGCTCATGATTTTAAGGAAGAATTAAAACGTGTTGAAGATGAGCGAGATAGCATGTCGCTTTAGAGGTGTTAAATGGCTTCAAAAGATAAAACATTGATCGAAGTACTTACACAACATCAGGCGTACTTATATCGCGCTTCTTCTCATACAGTGAATGAGTTATTAAAGATTTTTAATGATGAGTCGGCTTTGATGTTGGCAAAACTTCGGGACTTGCTGGATGAGCTAAACGATTCTGAAAAGGTAGCGCTTGCTGGTGGCCAGTACACTACAACAAACCTAAAAAGAGATTCGGGATTTAATCTCTCAGTGGTTTACGGCAATAAATACTTCATTGCCAGAAGCCTTCGCCGTATCTGCTACAGCATTGGCTGTATATGAAGCGAATTACACAGCAAAGCTATACGGTAGCAAGTTTAAAAAGCCAAATGGTGAAAAGCTATATTCAGCAGCTAGAAAGGTTCCTTTAGTTGGCGGTGCTCTGGTTGATGATCTTCTATCAAAGATTGCTGAGACTGCCCGCCAAAAAGTTGAATATGCTATTCGTGATGGAATTGGTTCAGGTAAAACGAATCAGGAGATTGTTCAGCGTATTCGTGGTACCAAACGGCTTAATTATGAGGATGGTCTATTAACTAGTTCTAAGTCTGATATTGATCGGACTGTGAGGACAGTTCGCAACCATGTAGCGAATCAAACTTATATGAATAGCTTCAACCAGATTGGCTTTGAATATGTAAGATTGGTTGCAACGCTGGATGGAAGAACTTCAAAACTTTGTGCATCTCTTGATGGCACTGTATGGGAGATTAACGACCCAGCAAAGCGTGTACCGCCGTTGCATCCAAATTGCCGCAGTATTCTGGTACCAGTTGAGAAAGATGGTCGCCTGGGAGGAGAACGTTCGTTTGTCATGGATGAGCGAAGAGTGAAGGATATTCCTAAGGATGAGCGTAGCCAACTCATCGGCCAATTGGACGCAAACACCACATTTAAAGAATTCTTCAAGCAGACGGATGATTTCTTTCAAAAAGAGTGGTTAGGGCCAAAACGATTCAAACTCTATAAAGAAGGGAAATTTGATTTTGATAAGTTCTTTGATCCGGAAGGGCGTTTATATACTTTGGATGAGTTAAGAAAGTTGGATGAGAATACTTTTAAAAAGCTTGAACTGTAATCATTGCTCTTAAAAAGTGATTAAGTTTATTAAAATTTTATATATCATAATGTTATTATAACTTATCGCTTATAGAATAAATCATAGAGTTTAAATTGAATGACAAAGATCTTTCTAAAATCACTACTCATTCTATCTTTTATAAATCTTATTTCTGGTTGCGATGATTCTAAATGGTTAAAGCAAAACGATTTAAATGAAAAGGAAGCTGAATTTGTACCAGCACCAGGCAGTAACTGGATTCCTTCAAAATATATTGAGGAGCACAGTGGAAAGGTTACATATAACTTGGCAACTGCAAGTGAGCTTTTAAATACTACAGCTGAACCATATTCTAAAGATTCACGTCTAATATTCCTTTATAAGCAGGAATCTAATGGTAATAGTATTTTGTTAACTGTAACTAGAGGACTAGCTATTTGTCCTGAAACTGATTGTGACGTCATATTCAAATTTGATGAAGAAAAACCTGTAAAAGTTAAAATGTTTGTATTAGATGATTTTGATGGACATTCTTTTCAAATTAGAAGTGCTCAAGATAAAGAAGAAATTATTAAGTTGCTTAAGAAAAGTAAGCAGTTAAAAGTAGATATATCTTTAATCAATAATGGAATTAAAACAGCACAATTCGATATTTCTAATTTTAACTTTGTTTTAGAACGGTTCCTGAAAGAAAATAGTGTAACAAATTGATTTTAAATTAGATTATTTAAGTTACTTAGTTGATCGGGACGTCCACATGCCTATATTGGTATTAGCTAAAACTCATGACTTGTATAAAGACGGAATAGGGCTTAAGAATCTGATGGTTTGTGAAAAATTTAATTTAAAAAGCATAAGACAAAAGCATTGCTTCTTTTTGGAAGTTTTTTTGATATATTTCATGCAATTATAGTGAGGATGTCAAATGAGTCTTTGTCAAACTTTTTAGAGAACTATCTTATCAAACATGGATACAGTTAGGTAAGGCACGACAAGTTAAGCATCAAATGCTTGAAGAGTCGATAACAGATTCTCTTATGGTGGAATTGAAGCTTAGGCACCCATATGATGTTTTTACTACTACTTTCACACGCCACGAAGAAGGAAAAAATGGTGCAGACTGGGAGTGGTGGTTTGTTGATTCAACTGGTAGAAAAGGGATTGGATTTCGAGTTCAAGCAAAAATTATTAATTTCGAAAGTAATTCATTTAAACAATTGCATTATATAAAAAAATAAAGGTGAACCGAATGAACAATCACAGACAGAATTGCTTATTAAGGCTGCACAAAGCAAAAATTTAATTCCTCTCTATTGTTTGTATATTCAAAAAAATGATTTGTTAAATGACTTAAATCCACTCTTAGCTTGGGTAAAATGTTTCCATTATATATATACATTGGAACATTTCGGCTGTTCTATTTTATCGGTTGAAAATGTTAAAAGATTAAAAAAAGCCTATAAAAAAGATCATTTAGGAGATGTAATAGATAAAATATACCCTTGGCATTTTTTTAGTTTGTCCTCCTCACTCTCAAAATTCAAATTTCTCTCTTCCAAAAAGAGTGTGGGAGGCTTCAAAAGAGTTTGGATTGGTTGAAGGTTCAAATATTCAGGTAAGTGAAGAGTTGCCTAATGAGGGAATCGTACCTGATTATGTCTTGAGATTAATTAATACAAATTCTTATGATCAAATAAATAATAGAGATTTAATTGACGATAAGTCTTTTAATGATCTTCATGGAATTATGATTATTAAAGACAATGAAGAGTTTGATTAAGTCATAGTTTAAAAGTCTTGACAGCAAAAGCAGTTATGGGCTAATTTTTACCACAATGAATAGTTGTGCAAATATTTTGTTTTCATAACAAATAAGTGCCAATTGTTAAGGGATTCTAAACCACCTTTTGAGGTGGTTTTTTATGCCCAAAAAATAATGCTATGAAAGATGGTTTGTTTGTAATGGAAATCGGGCTGGAGGCATTATTGTTAAACATACCGATAGTAATGCTTATTAAGCGGAAATATTTCCCCCTGGTAACTTTCGAAAAAATGTGAATGGGTTTTTGGAGAGTAATGAAGAATCAATAGGTTATAGAAATGAATAATTAAAAACAAAACTCAATCATTTTTTAAGTTATTGATTTTACGTTATTGATGGTCACAAAAATAATTTAAATCCAACGGAAACACTTCCGCCTGATCTTTCGGAGAAATTGCTTCTAAGCTACTTACAACTTAAAGGAAAAATGAGAGTTAAAAGATTGGAAACGTTTCCACTCATTTTTTATATATTTAGGGCGATATAGTTGCCTATAAAAGCAAAAAAAGCCCATGACGGCAATCATGAGCTTTTTAATTCAACTCAACCGGTGAAAGTTAAGGAGAAATATCTCTGTGCATAAGCATACATCAAAAACTGAACTAAAGGTAGATGGGAAAATGAGCGAGAAAGGTGCTGACCGTGCAGGACTAATGCAGTCAATTACCAATTTGGGCTTAGCCTTAGGAATCATTGTTATCGCGATTATTTTGGCACTGAAATAATCGCACTCTTACAACGTACCGCCTTCGGGCGGTTTTTTATTGCCTTGAGATAAGGCTCAACTTAATCAAACGAGAGGTTTGAACATGTCACTGCCATTTATTGTTGATTCACTGGACGACGTTAAAGAAGAACATCGTGGTTTATATGTCGAGGAAGACGGGAAGTTTCGCCTTGATCTGGATGGCTACGAAGATCCAAAAGGTCTTAAAACTGCACTTCAAAGCGAGCGTGATGCCGCCAAGACAGCAAAGCAGGAACTCCAGAAGCTTCAAAAACAGTATGAAGGTATTGATCCTGAAACAGTCAAAAAACTATTTGCCCAACTGGAGCAGGATGAAGATGCGAAATTAATTGCTGAAGGTAAGGTGAGTGAAGTCATCCAGAAGCGTACCGAAAAGATGCGTGAACAGCATGACAAGTTACTCAATGCCGAAAAAGAACGGGCTGATAAAGCAGAAGCCTATGCCAACAAGTTCAAGCAATCAGTGGTTCAGAGTCAGATTGTACAGGCTGCTCTTGAACTAGAGGCTTTGCCTGAAGCAACTGCAGATATCGCATTTCTTGCTCAATCCAAATTTGTACTCGACGAAAACGGTAAGGCCGTAGCAGTCGATACACAAGGTGAAGTGATCATTGGTAAAGACGGTAAGACGCCGTTATCACCAAAAGAATGGGTCGAAACCTTACGTGAGCAAAAGCCTTATTTCTGGCCTAAAGCAAATGGTACAGGTTCACCAGGTAGCTCCAATACAAAGGACAGGTCGATATCACCAAGCCAGACGGTTCGGTGAATCTAACGAAACTTGCCCAATTACGAAATGAAAATCCGCAGCTGGCGAAAGAGCTGGCTGCAAAACACGGTATTAATCTTTAAGGAGTAAAGCCTAATGGCTGAGACAAAAATTGCTGATGTCATCGTACCCGAGTTATTCACTCAGTACGTTTTAAATAAAACTGCCAAGAAATCTGCTTTATGGCAGTCGGGCATTGTAGGGGAGCTGGATGTCGAAGTTGCCTTCGGCACACAAGGCGGTTCAACCGTTAATATCCCGTTCTGGAACGATTTAGATGGTGAGTCTGAAGTACTTTCAGATGCGACTCCTTTAACCGTAAACAACATTGCCGCGGGTCAAGATATTGCCATTTTACATGCACGTGGTAAGGCATGGGGTGCCAATGATCTAGCGAAAGCATTATCTGGCGACGATCCCCTTGGTGCAGTTGGTGATCTGGTTGCTGATTACTGGGCACGTGAGTTTCAAGGCTTTACCGTGAATACACTTAAAGGTGTGTTCGGTTCTGCAAGTATGGCAAGCAATACACATGACATCTCTGCTGGTACTGGAGCCGCGGCAGTTATTGATGGTGTTTCATTTATCGATGCCTCATACAAGCTCGGGGATGCCGTTGATAAATTAACAGCTATTGCGATGCATTCGGCAACCATGGCTGCACTAGCCAAGCAGGGCTTGATTGAAACTGTACGTGATGCAGATGGCGTGGTGCTCTATAAAACCTTCATGGATCGCCGTGTGATTGTCGATGACGGTATGCCAGTTGATAGTGATGTATTCACATCATTCCTCTTTGGCCAAGGCGCTATCGGCTTTCAGGATATCGGTGCACCCGTAGGGGTTGAAACTGACCGAGATAGTCTCGCAGGCTCTGACATCCTCATTAACCGCCGTCACTTTGTCTTGCATCCTCGTGGCATCAAATGGGCTGGTGCAATGGGTGTTGCTCCTAATAACGCAGGTCTTTCATCTGATACCAACTGGGAACGCGTTTACGATCCAAAGCAGATTCGTATTGTGGCGTTCAAGCACAAAGTTAAATAAAGACGGGCGGAATTATCCGCCTTTTCTTTTGGAGATAAATCAATGGGCCTATCCGCATTTAACCGCATGAGAGAACGTCAAATGACACAAGCAAAAGTAACTGAACTCGAAGAACAATTGGCCACCTTAAAAGGTGAGTTTATTGCCTTTCAGAATGATCCTGAGGCAATGAAAGCACGTATTGCTGAACTTGAATCTGGTGAGGATGCTCAGAATCCAGAAGGTGATCAAAAGCCAAGTGAAGTTCAAGCAATCAACTACGCAGGGCTTAAAGCTGATGAGCTTCGTGCAGTCTTGACTGAGAAAGGAATTGCATTTGAACCAGGTGCAAAAAAAGACGAGCTTTTAGCATTAATGCCAAAGGAATAATCCATGAGCTTTATCACTGAACAAGAAGCGATAGAACATGTTGAAGGCTTTAATGCTTTATCTGCCAGTGATAAGGCTCAATACCTTCAGATGTCACAGGCTTATCTCTTAGCACGTAATGTTAAACCTTATGAAAATGCTACTCTCGTTCCTGAGCCACTGAAAACAGCCTCATATCAAATCATCAAGGGCATTATTAAAGGTGATTTATATCAAGGACAGGAACAAGCTTTAAAGCGCAAGAAAGTAAAGGCTGATACGGTTGAGACCGAAAAGGAATATCAGGACGGATCAGTAAAACTGAGTGCGATCGAGCAATTCATTCTTGATTTGATCAAGCCGTATAGCAAAAAGAAAATCCGTATTTTTGTCAGGAAAATCTAATGGGCTTACGTGAAGAATTACAAGCAGATATTACTGAAGCATTTAATGATGATTTAGCGGATGCCGTTCATACTTTTTACATGTGAGCGGAACTCTAAAACGAATTGGGATCCTAAAACTGAAACTTATGTTGAAGTTAAAGAAAACTATTCTGGCCGTGGCGTTCTGTTCGGTTCATATAGTCAATATGAGGTCCAAGCACTTGGAGTACTGGCCACCGATAAGAAAGCTACCATACTGCAAAATGAAGTGACTATGATTCCTAAAATTGATGATGAGTGGATAACTGCCTTAGGTTTTTTCGGGTCATTCATATTCAACAGGATCCAGCTGCGACTATTTGGCAATGCCAGCTGAGGAAGGTTTAAAACATCAAACTTGTAAGTGGAGTTAAATTTTCATTAGTATCTGTTTTATTTCAAGGAATTTACTGATGCAAAAACTTCCGCTCTATAGAGTTTTTAAAAAAGCTCGAAGACGAATTTAAAAAAACTCATGGTGTAGCACCTACGACCCTTTTGATAGGTGATGCAAAATTGGCAGATTTGAGATATGAACTTTATGCAAATAAAGGTGATTTCTTTGTGCAAGGGTTATTGACCGATAATGGTAATAAATACCATGGAATGATTATTGAAAAATCAGAAGATTCTCATTGTTTCCAATTAAAATAATTTACCCCGCTTCGGCGGGTTTTTTTATGGGCGTAATTAGGGAGTTCAAGTGATTAATACTAATTATGTGCCTGAGTGGCATATCTCACCATTTCAACATGTTCAATACACGCTTGCTCGAAATCAGCTTCATATGGACTTGTTATTCGAAGACATGAATAAGGTCGATCCTTTCTTATCAAATGAAGGAGCAGCGGCTCAAGTCAATTACTATTCTGACGGCGCGTATGCAGTTGTTCAGTTGGGCGATACCTCAGAAAGAAAATTGATAGAGATCTATGGCTTGCTATTACATGAAGCTGTTCATGTTTGGCAGAAAGTTAAAAAGCTAATGGGAGAAAAAGAGCCTAGTTCAGAATTTGAAGCATATTCAATTCAAGCGATCGCTCAAGACCTTTTTAAAATGTATGAGGAAAGCGAGGTAAATCATGGGGTGGAAGGGGAAAAAGCCGACTGATTTTAGTTTTGATGTTGCTAAAACGGCAGAGGAAAAGGTAAAGAAAATTACGATGGATGCTGTTCAGTCTATAGTTGTTTCCAAGTCCCGTTGATACTGGTGCTTATCGTGCTTCTCATATCGTTTCAATTGGGTCTGGTGAATATGGTGTCCGTGGACCTGAAACAAATGCAGTGCAAGATGCAGCTATTCAAGCTGTTAAGTTTAAGCTGGGTAATTTGGTCTACATACAGAATAACCAACCATATGCTGAACGATTAGAAAATGGTTGGTCTGATCAAGCACCGCAAGGTATTTACAAGACCGCGTTTACTTATATTACTCAAAAGTATGGTGGTTAAAATGGCAATGACTTTAGAGCAAACAAGGCAAGCCATTATCGATCGAATGCAAAGCTTCACGGGTATTGCCCAGGACAGAATCCTGTATCCAAATGCACCAGGCTTTAATGTACCGAAAGAAGGCTTGTGGTGTCGCTTAACGATTGCAGGTGGCCCAAGCTTTATTTCAGGCATTGCTGATATTCCTTGCACACGCCGTACCGGTAATATCATGATTCAATGCTTCGATCGACTGCATACCGGAGAAAAAGCTCTAACGATTCTTAGTGATGCTTTATTGGCACATTTTGAATATTTCTCTTTTGATGATTTGGAATGTTTGAACGGCCAATACAATAATGCGGGTAAAGATGCTGACTTTGTGCAGTATAATGTGATAATCGGATATAAAGTTAATTGAGAAGAAATAATGCAAGAATTTTATGATGAAATTAGTCAAGGTTATATAACATATGAAAAAACCTATGGAAATAAGCCAGATTCTATTTACATGAACCCCGCAAAATTTGCTGATTTATTTAGTTGGGCTGCTGTTACTGATTTTAATATTATTGACATGACTACACCCCGCAAATTGTTAGGAATGCTACTTTTTACTGATCGTTCCTTTGAGTTTGACTTTGAGTTTTTTGAAGAAAGGGATATACAAAATGCTCTTGATCAAGCAACTAATATATTAGAAAAGTATAAACCAACTGATGATCTTTCAAGAAATGAAGATTCACTAACTTCTTATAATACTATGGAGACAATTCAGTTAAATATACCAACAAATATCTTAAGTTTCAGAATGAGAAATTAGTGTTTATTTAAATATTCAAGTCACTTATTAACCACCTTCGGGTGGTTTTTTACTTTTACAGGAACTACTTATGAGCAATTTTGTTTTTAAACGTGGTGACACATTCAACTTAAACCTACAGCTGGTTGATATTGATGAAGCCTTGCAATATCCACCTGATGATGTTCGCCGTGCCATCGATCTGACAAGCTACACGTTTACATCGCAAGTTAAATCACTAGTTGATGGTGCTACGGTGGCCACATTGACTTGTGCACCATTAAGCCAGGGCACACAGAAAGGTTGGCTTAACGTGAAGTCAGCAAGCACTGCCGCATGGCCAGTAGGCTTATGCCAAATGGATATTAAAGCAGTGGTGAGCGGCAATATTCAACATACCGAAACTTTGACTTTCCAAGTAGTTGAGGGAGTTACAGCATAATGGCAAATCTTGTATTTAAATTTAATTGGGACCATCGACCGTTCCAGTTGAACTCTGCTCAAGGTAAGCGGCAATTTATGCTGCCGTTTGCATCTGGCATTCCCAATCTAAGCCCAAACTTTTCTCAAGTAGTTGGTACCGCAGCTATCTCTCAAGGTGGTACCGGAGCAACAACTGCAGCGGATGCTCGATCAAACCTCGGAGCAGCTGAAAAAGGAGTGAATAGTGATATCATTGAGATTAAAGGTTTAACTACAGTTCTTTCGATCGCACAGGGTGGAACGGGTGGAAACTCCGCAGTTAATGCCAAAGTTGCATTAGGTTTGGGTGATGCAGGGGTTTTGGGTTATTCAGCAAACGTTGTTGCTTCTCTTTTTGATAAATCACTTGTTTCACAATGGGTAACGGTTTTGGGCCTAAATCGTTTAGTGAACATTTCCCATGGTGATTGGCAAGGTGGAAGTACATCTAATCCTCTATTAATGCCAATGCGTTACGGAACCCTTATGGGTTATCAAGCGAATGATTCGATCGGTACTTATTCATGGCAACTCTTCAAAGGTGTGCAAGGGCACCAAATGTCATATCGATACGGTGCTGGATCTGATGCATGGTCAGCATGGGGGCATTTAAAGACCAGCTTCAATACATCAGTTGATGCAAACGGATTCTTAAAATCGGCATCACCAGTAGTTAAGTTATTTAACGACCATATCGAGCTCAATAGTGATGCAGAAAAACAGCCGATTGAATTTAAGAAAGTTGATGTAGGCGATTATTTACTTAAAGGCTCTTTAGGCTTTGCCCAGGAAGGCTGGTACATCGAAATACCCAAAGATGCAAATGGAAATACAATAGTAGCTGTGGTGTATGACACATTGGAAAATGGTGACATCTCGATTAAGACCTACAAGCGTAAATTTGATTTTTGAACTTGCTGCAGTCGTAGCTGATTTAGAAATGCCTATGGATATTCCAGAAGCACGCTGGGTTGATATTCGTTTGCATGAAGAACAGGAGCCTGAGATACCTTATACTGAAACACCAGTTAAATTTCAGCCAACAAATTTATCCGAAGCAGTAGCTGCTGCAATGGTCGGTATGGCACCGCCAGAACTCACAGAAGAAACCCAGTAATGACTCGCTAATTTAGCGGGTTTTTTACGCCCTCTATTTTTACCGACCCGCTCATGAAGCGGGTCTTTTTATGCCTAAATTTTGGAGAACTATAAATGAGTTCAGGCGCAAAAATTCGATTATATGCTTGTGAAGAAGCTGTACTGGGAACTACTCCAGCAAACCCAATCTGGTATACAGTTCGCCGTGTTTCAGATGGCTTATCAGAAAACATCTCAACTGAAGAAAGTAGTGAGGTTGTGGATTCACGCTTCCGACAAGGTGGTGTGGTTACTGAAGCTGAAGTGGTCGGTCAGTTAGAGTTTGAATTGTCAGTTGGTACATTTGACTTATTCTTAAGTGCTCTTGCATTTAATAACTGGGCAGCCAATGCGCTTAGCTTTGGTGGAAATGTACGTAAATCATTTACCCTAGTTAAAGTGTTTGAAGATATTGGTCAGGTCTTTATTTACCGTGGTGTTCAGGTCAATACAGGTGAAATCACGATTCAGACCACAGGTAAAATTACAGGGAACTTCGGTTTAGTTGGTAATTCATTTACCCGTCAACAGGTCAATCCAGTTACTAATCCAATGTCTGCCTCAAACCGTCCATTGGTCAGTATGCCAAACGTTGAAAACTTGCTTATTAATGGCCAGTCAATTCAAGGTAAAGCCTGCACGCAATCACTGACACTTTCGTTCAATAACAATCTGGAAGCAGTCCGTTGTATCGGCTCAGGCAAGTACACACCAGAGTTCTATATTGAAAAGATGATGGATATTGAAGCGAATGCTTCATTCATGTTCTCGGCCACAGCTGTTGGTTGGATTGATGCAATCAAAACCCGTGATGTGTTTACACTGACCTTCGACATCAAAGACAGCAAAGGAAGTAAATACTCGCTTAATTTCCCGCAATTGGAAGTAATGGAAGCCAATCACCCGGATGGCGGTGGTGATGACATCATCACTTTAGATATTAACTTTGCTCAAGTACGCACAGCCCCAACGATTGTGCGCGCTCTTGTGTAATTCAAATTAATAAACCTTAAGCCCATGGAATCCCAAGGGCTTTTTTATTTTCTAAATTTTCGAGGTAGGTATGGCTTTAAAAGTCGGAATTGTACGAAGCTCTGAAGTATCTAAATGGTGTACGTTTGAAACTGCAGGTGGACAAGCGGAGTTTAAAATTCGTGGTATTGGTTATAAACCCTTTCAGGTGGCATTAGAAAAAGCAGGAAATCAAATCACGTCAAAAGGTTATGATGTGATGATAAAAGATGAAGACAGCAAGCTTTACCATGAGCTTTTATTAGATGCCGCTGGTGCCCATTTAATTGAAGACTGGAAAGGTATTATTTTTGCTGAGGTAGTAGAAGGTAAATCTATTGAAATTGAAAAACCGTATACCCCTGAAAATGCATCAAAGCTTCTTAATCTTGGTGATATAGGTATTGTTATCTGGTCATTTATTAAAGAGCAGGCACAAAAGATTCAGGAGGATGCTGATAAGGACAAGGCGACAATACTGGGAAAGTCATCGAGCTCTACAAATACAAGAAAACGTATGCGTCGAAAACGCCGCACGAAATCGAACAAATCAAGTTCTTAGGTGGACATGTTCCAGATCCACCGGAATATTCTTATGCTGCTGACTCTATCCTTGCAGCCTTTAGCACCATTATCAGATCTAGACGATATGAGCAGGGTGTACCTCTATCTTTAGATCAGCAGGCTATCAATGTATATGCTGAGCATAATGATTTGCCTGTTAATGCTCATATATTTAACGACTGCATTTTTGCTTTAGACAATTTATTTATTGAAGAAGTTCATAAGAAGATTTCTACCAAGTCCAAAAAGTAACAAATAGCTATCTGCTCGATGGCTATTTTAGCTAATGTATTTTGACCTATAAAAATATATTATGTTAACAATAATTTATGTTGAAAATTAATATGCTAGAAAAACTTTTTTTATACATTGGGGTTAACTATTTCCTTGGTTCTATTAGTAAGTTGTTATAGACATGATGAAATTAAACCACTTCCACTTTCAGTAGAAGAGCAGTTTATGCAAGCTAACCAGCAGATTGATACGATGCTCAATTCTCTAGAAAATCGAGATGTTTCTTTGGAGCCAAAAGAGGGAAATATTGTGCAAGAAATATCCTGAAGTTTATAAAAAGCAATATATGCCAGCATTACTGAAGCTCTCACCTAATGTATATACAAAGGAAACGCTCTTAAGGGATTACGAGGCTGTGATGAGCTTCTATAAAAAAAGCTTTTGTAGTTAGTTGTGGTTAAAATCATTTATAATTTAATTACTTTTTATACTTTCAAATAAATATTTTAATACCTGGATCAATATGAAAATTCTCTTAAAAGTTTTATTAAGTTTATTGTTCTGTTTTGCGTTTAATGTTTATGCCAGTGATCCTAATAATTTAGTCGAAGTAATGCCTCCAAATTTACATTGGAAGCAAATCCCTAAAATTAATATTAGCGATCAGGAACTTCAAGGGTATGACAGAGAGGTTATTGTAGGTTTTTTAGCGAATGAAAAGGGTAAAGTAGTTGACACGACAATCATTAAAAGTAGTGGTATTGAATCTCTAGATAAAAAAAGCTTAAAAGCCATGAAGAATGCTAGCTTTTACCCTTATCAAGAAAATGGTTTTTATGTTGGTTTTTATGGTAAGCAGCCATTCAGTTTTGATGTTTCTAGAAAGCCAATTTTTGAATTTTTTCCTGAAATTAAGGTTAATAAAGATGATCTTAAAGGGCAAATCAGATACATGAGTATTTATTCAGAAGCAGATGATAATGGCAATATCACAGTTGCAAAGATTCAAAAAGTACCGGCTTACAAGAATTGGATAATTTTGTTTTAGATGAATTCCGTAAAAAAGCAAAATTTTTCCCTCTGATAATTAACGGTAAATCTTATCCAATTAGGGATACTACGAATTTAACATTAACTAAGTTTTCTACTCTTAAATATTAAACTATCATTGATTAAAAACCACTTCGAGTGGTTTTTTTAAACAAATCACATTTATATTTAAGTTATTCTAAATCATAGAAAAAAGACTAAATAATCATCAGGTTTCAATTGACGAATTTATTGGCAAGGAGTTTAGTAAAAGAACAATAATCAAAAATGAGGATTACAAACATGTCAAACGGTTATGAATTTGAGGCTTTCAGACGGAACCATCTTACAAGTGGTCCCAAATGAAGGGGTAAGTGAATGTTCGGTAAGTAATGGAGATACTAAAATTGAAATTAATACCGCTACGTTATCTTTCAAAACAGTCCCGGCAATGAATAAGGCTTTTGGTAGCGTTCCTGCAGTAGTGAGATTTGAGCAGAAAGAACTAACAGTTGGGGATTGTGCTGTTCCAATAACTTCGAATGAAAAAGACCAACCACATATTATGCGTACTTGTTCTATTTGTAATGGTCGATATTGCTGTGCTACTAATGGCTGTGTTAATTGTGGGTGTGGTTGGGTTTGTGATAGATAGTGTTTGAACTAAAATTATTTTTACAAAAGTGTTAACTTCTCAGGTGTCGTCGGAAGAAACCAACTCAATCATACTTGCCCATATCGAATGGTAACTCCTCAAAGATTCTGAGAAGAATGCGAGTAGATTATTTTAAAACCAACTAAATCCTAATACAAAAAAAAAACCCGCAATGCGGGGTTTTTTATTGCCTAGAGGAAAGTAAAAAATGGCACAAGAATCTCGTTTGGTCATTGTTATTGATTCGCAAAATGCTGAACGTAACGCGCGTAATCTAGGCAATCAGCTCAATAGTATTGAACGTAAAGGTGATTATGCCTCCAAGTCAATGGATGGTTTATCTGTCTCTACACGTGCACTTGCTGGCTATATGGCAGGGTTATTAACAGTTGGATCAGCCGTATCAAAAATGGATGCCTATACAGGCTTGCAGAATAGATTGAAGTTGGTAACTAACAATCAAGCTGAGTTAAATAAAGCAACTGAAGATACTTTTCAAATTGCCCAAAGAACCTATTCTGCTTGGGATTCGGTTTTACAGGTATATCAGCGCTTTAGTGATAACGCCAATACATTAAATCTTACTATGGATGATACCGCGCGTTTAACGGAAACCGTATCGAAAGCAGTGGCCATTAGTGGAGCAACTGCAGAAGCAGCTGATGCAGCATTAGTACAGTTCGGGCAAGCCCTTGCAAGTGGAACGCTACGCGGTGAAGAGCTGAACTCTGTTATGGAACAAACTCCGGCATTAGCAAAGGCTATTGCACAAGGTATGGGGATTACCGTAGGAGAGTTGCGTTCAGTAGCAGCTGAAGGAAAAATTACTTCTCAAGAAATTGTAAAAGCTCTAAGAAATGTTGAGTCTGATGTAGATGCATTATTTGGTAAAACTGATATCACAATTGGACAATCATTAACTCTTTTAAATAATGAAATTACCAAATTTGTCGGGGAAGCTGGGAAAGGCTCTGGAGCCGCACAAGTACTTTCTGGTTCGATTCAGGTACTTTCAAGCAATTTGAACTTACTGGCTGATGGTGCACTTATCGCTGGTATCGGATTAATCACCCGTGCAATTTTACTAAAAGGCGCAGCTGTTAAAGAGGGAATAGTTACTACGTTAGCTAGTCGTCAAGCTTCTATAACTAAGGCTCAAGCAGAACTTAGTGAAGCGGCAGCAACTTTAAATACAGCTAAAGCACACCTTGCTAATGTTCAGGCAACTAATGCTGAGACTCAAGCCAAATATGGAGCTACTGCAGCTGCTATAAGATACACCCAAGCTCAAGCCGCTGTGACAGCAGCAACCAATGCACAAACTGCTGCACAAACCAGATTGACTGCTGCTACATCATTAGCTGGTGGTATTGGTAGCCGAGCTCTTGGACTTATTGGAGGTCCAATAGGTGCTATTACTATTGGCATTTCTGCTTTAGCCGCAGGCTATATGTATTTTCAAGAGCAGGCGGAAAAAGCCAATAAAAAGCTAGAGGAGCAAGCAGCGGTTGCAAATAAAACGGTTGAAGAACTTAAAAAATTAAGAGGAGTTGAAAAGCAGTCCGCTATTGATGATATGACCAAGGCATTGGAAGCTCAAAATAAGGAATTGAGAAAGACAGAACTTGCTGTCGGTTCTGCATTAATTAATATTCAAAACTACGCGGTTAGTAATGCAGAACTTGCCAAAATTTCTAATGAGGCACGTACGGGTACTATTAGCTATACCGAAGCCATTGAACGATTAAATGGAATGAAAATTCCACCTGACCTATATAACGCACTTAAGCAACAAGTTGAAAAATATGACGAAGGCTATCAAAAGGGTACTAAGTTAGTTGAAGGTTTAAAGAATGTGGGTGTTGAAAGTAAGTTAGCTGGGAATGCTGCGCAAAACGCTGCACTTCAACATCAACAACAAGCGAATGCAATTGGTAATACAGCAACTGAAGCAGAAAAAGCATCGAAGGCTTTACAGGATTATCGGGATAAGCAAAGAGATAATGTGCTTGATTCAATCTATAAATCAGGTTTGCTTGATTCGGGATATACCGTTGCTCAGGCTAACGCGATTCTAGAGCTGCAAAAAGCTAAAGGGATGAGTGCAATTTTATCTAAAGAAGAAATTGATAGTGCTTTGCGAAACCTCAAAATCATTGAGGAACAACAGGAGCGTGAAGAGAAACTAATTGACTCCAAACGTAAGCAGACAAAGGAATTGGAGCAGCAGGAGAAGATTGCTAAACGTCTTGTAGGTATATCGGGTAAATCAGGGGATTGGTACGGGTCCTCATCTCGACGTTCGATATGGTGGTTCAATGTCTGGCCAGAAAGTATCGAATGAACATCTAGCCCGATTACAGGCAGGCGGCAAACCATTGTCATCTTACAAGATCAGTTCAAATTACGGTCCACGAAAAGCCCCTACCAAAGGGGCTTCTTCATTCTCATAAGGGTATTGATTTTTCAATGCCTGAAGGCACACCGATCACGACCAATGTCGCCGTGAAAGATATTAAGACATGGTATGACAGCAAGGGTGGTGGTTATGTCAGCGAAGTGATCTTTGAAGATGGTGTAACACTTAAACTTCTTCATCAGTCTCCAAGTATGCAAAGCAAGGTTAAGAGCGGAGCAAGCCAAGGCAGTGATAAAGCTTCGGGTGATATTCAATCGCAACTTGATCGTCAGTTAGATGCTCAGCGTTCGCTTGAAAATGAGGTTGCCAGTGAAGTACAGCGTATCCAGAATAACTTAACGGTTAGATTGGAGGATGTTGATAAAGCAGGCTTTTCAGCAGAACGCACTAAAGAAATTAAAGCAGAATTACAACGTCGTGCTGACAATGATATTGCGATCGCCAAACAAGCGATTAGAAGTAAACTTGAGGATTACAAGGAATTCCAGAAAACCGAGGCTGATTTACTTAAAGAAAGTTTTGATCGCAAAAAGTTCAATGCGGCCCATGACATTGAATTAAGTAAATCTGAACAAAAGCAAGCAGTTGAGTTGCTAGAACAGCAGTATCAGCAAGAATTAGGACTGATGAAATTAGCCCAAGAGCAGCGATCATTTCAAGCCCGTTTATCTCTGCTTTCGCAAACTCAAGCTATGCAGGAGAGGTACAGACTTGAACGTGAGGAGATTCTTAAGAATACAAAACTTTCCATTGAAGAGCGGCAAAAGCTAATCGCATTATCTAAAGCCACGCAGGACAAAGAGACACGCGATAAAGTTAATAACGCTGTTCAAAATTGGGGTGGTATTCAGGCTGATATGAATGGTTCCAGTGAGTTCTTTAGACAGGATCAGGAAAGGTTTAGCCGTTTGGGTGCTGCAAATGAATTGGCAGATAGTAAATTGGGTGCAGCTGATTTAGATGAACAAAACTCATTAGAAACACTCAATGCTCAATTTGAGCAGCAGCTTATTAGTCAGCAAGATTTCGAAAACCAGAAAACTGCCATTATTCAAGCTGCTCAAGAGCAACGAATTCAAATTTACAGTGAGTATGCTCAGAACACCAAGGATATCGAAGACAAATATCAACAAGATCGATTGAACGCTCAGATTGCTCTTGGTGGGCAAATGATGGGTTCAGTTACCTCGATGTTTGGTTCTATGTTTGGTGAACAGTCCAAAGCCTATAAGCTGATGTTTGCTGCAGATAAAGCTTATGCCATTGCAGCTGCAGGTATTGCAATTCAGCAAAATATCGCAGCAGCTTCTAAAGTTGGTTTCCCCTATAACTTGCCTTTAATTGCTGGAGCAGTTGCACAAGGTGCCAGCATTATCGCAAACATCCGGGCAATCAAAGATCAAGGTTTTGCGGACGGTGGTTATACGGGATCTGGTGGTAAGTATGAAGCTGCGGGTATTGTTCATAAAGGCGAGGTGGTGTGGTCCCAAGAGGATATTAAACGCTGGGGTGGAGTTGGTTTAGTTGAAAATATGCGTAAGAGCTCAGGCCCTGAAGCATTTATCAATAACCATGCTACTAACAATACTTCAGTTGAAAATGTCTTTAATCGTTCTTTCCTCAGTTCAAAAGCATTTAATGATAATCAAGCGATTTCGAATATTTTTAATCAACCTATTCGAGAAAATCAGATTATTACTAAAGGCTTTGCGAACGGTGGATTTACTGGAGGAACTGTTTCAAAACCGACTGCTTCCGGTCGTTCTGATCTATTCCACGACGGAAAAGTTTACTTCTCTTCAAATGGTTTAGTTCAGGATCGATCAAATCTTGAAGATGTGCAGGACTTTACCTCAGGTCAATCTCCGCGCCCTCAAGCTGAGTTTATGCCTTCAATTGAGCCTATTTCACCGACAATCAATTTTAAAATTGAAGTGATTAATCATGTGAGTGGGGCTACTGTTGAAGCTGAACAACTGGATGAGAAAACAGTCCGAATCATCGTCAAGGAAGAACTGGATAAGCAACTTCCAAAAGCGGTACCACGATTAGTAAGCGAGGATATTAAAAATCCAAACTCTCTAATTAGTCGCTCCTTGACTGAGAATACGACTGCAAGAAGAAATCGTACTTAATGATTTGAACCCTTTTCGGAGGGTTCATTTTCATAATATTTAAATTTCAAGGTGATAGAGTCTGTTGGCATTTGAATTGGTGGTTAAAACATGAAAAAAAATAATTGTAATTTCTACAACACTTTTAGGCCTTACGGGCTGTGCCATTCCTGCAGTAAATAATCTCGTAAGATCCACAAATATGTATCAAGATGAAATAGCAGGCGATACAGCGAATTTAAGGGTTTATAGAAGTAATGTACCCATGGTGCAGTTCTATATTACTTATCAAAATAATGAGGGTGAAAAAATTTCAAAAAATCTAATAACAAAGCAGATTTCAAATAATTTAACAAAGTATGGCTCTATGCATGAGCCCAAAAATTAAATATGCCTAAACCCACAATCAGTTTAAATAATGGTGAAGAGTTTTTTTGAGTTTAAAGTACCCGCAAATAAGAAGTTAACTTTCAGGCTTACTTCTGTTATTGGGTCAACTACTATGTATAGTTGTGATGTAAAAATGGACTATAAATTGGACAGAAATGGAAATTATGAATTGATCCGTTTTAAACAGATCAAAGATTTGGTGAATCCAGCTTTACTGACTGAACCATCTCAAGATAGATCCTACTGCAAGTTTGTTGTGAAAGAGATTTTTGAAGATGGTAAAGAAACCATAATTAAACCGATTTCTTAAGTTCTAACTAGTTTATTAAATAGGGGAAGTTGGGATGCATCAGAGTGAGGTTGGATTCTGGGGTGGTAGCAGTATGTATCAGGTGTTCCTAATGATCTACAGAAGTTCTTTGAAGCACTCACAAAATTATCTTTTAAATTTCCAAATGATTTTTGAGTGGCCTTTGGTACTTAATAGATTATATAAAAAGTATGTTCGATATGAAGATATTAATAAAACTAAAGAGATTATGGATTTCTGTAAATCAAAATTGACGGAAGCATCTGAAAATGAAAATACGAATATATTTTTAAAGTACTTTAGACAATTTAATTCTGCAGTAGAGAGCGCAATTTATTTTTACGAGTATTTCAATGATTATGTACCAGTTAGAATAGTTGTAGTAGATTTACCATGGCAAATGGTTGAAGCCCGAAGACCTCTTCGTGAATATGATCAATTAGAAGGCGAGCCTTATTGGATGACTGATTATCGTTGGGAAGAAATGGAACGGTTAGGCAACTTATAAATTGTAGATTCTTATTATTTAAAGCCCCTTTGGGGCTTTTTTTATTCGCCTGAAGGAAGGTTATGTACAAGTTAAAGCTAAATCCTCAGACCAACGGTTATGGCGTAACACCAGGTGATGATGTGAAACGCCAGCAACTGGATGGGGGCGTGGGCGGTATTACATCGATGTAAAACGTAATAGCCATATTGTCGATGTGAACTGGAATTTAAGTAAAACTGATTTCAACAAAATGATGGCTTTCTGGCGTGTTTATCAGACGAAGCCAGCCTCGTTTTATGCAGATCTGGTCATAGACCAAGGAACACGTCAGCAATACCAATGCAACTTTATTCCCGAGTCTTTCAAAACTAATGAAGTGAATGGAAATCTATACCGGGTAACCGCACAGTTGGAAGTCATTCAAAACCAGCCGAATCTAACAGCTGATGCAGCCTTGATCAAAGATTGGGAGGTCTAATGGATAACGAATACGCCAAATTCTTTCTCAATCGTAAAGTCGATGTCTATCAACTGGAATGTATTGAGTTATCACACCCATCTTTTCTAAATACTTATCGCGTTGTTCGAAATGATGATCGTGGTGTTTATGTCCAGCATAAGGTGGGAGCTGGTCAGGTCTATTATGAATTTCTGCCAGTTTCAATTCAAAGATCCGGAATGCTGGGTGATCTGGACCAGACAATTACCGTTTCAATTTCTGGTTTAGGTGATGTATTACCTGATGAGTTTGAACGGGTAATTGAGGGGCAATATTCTAATGTTAAGCCGACCGTAAATTACCGCCTTTATAGTTCAGATAACTTGAATACACCAATGTTTTATTTACTTGGCCTCCAGCTTGCCAGTGTTGCCATGAATCATAAAGCAGTGACATTTAAAGCAGAATCACCACGGCTAAACACAAATAAAACAGGGGATATTTTCTCTCTTGATCGTTTTAGTGGACTCAAGGGGGCAGTATGAAAAGTCACGACCATTTGCTTGATAAGCAATACGACGAAGAGCATTACAACTGTGTCCATTTTGTCCATGAAGCAGCAATGGATCTCTATGGAGTAGATCGAGGTGAGGCACTTGAATTGTTTATGCAACCAAAAGGGAAAATTACCTTCCCTAACATCACGTTTAAAACTCTTAAATCCGCTCCCCATGCCTAAGGAGGGATGCATTGTCGCCTTCCACCCAAGACAAAGAAATAAGCCCCCGCATGTGGGGCTTTTTCGTGGGCAAAAGATTCTGCATCTCATGGAAAGCGGAGTTACTTACTTACCTGAAGAGGTCGTAATGGGAATGGGGTTTAGTCGAGTCAGTTATTATGATTAAAGTTATTTATAAGCAAGATGCATTGTCTGAAGAAAAGGCAATTGAATACGCACATACTATAGGGCAGTGGCTTACTTCAAAATATGAGTGCATGCCTGAGCATATCCGTATTTTTTATACACCTAGCAATATGGATCATGCTGAAATCTCTTTTGCTAACGAAGTCACACCCAAGAATGCTTATGATTTAAAGCAGCTTGATTTCTTACCTGGTACTTTCATTGTTATTGAGAACCCCAGATGGGTTGCTGCTATCGTTTCAATTGTAATTAGTATTGCGATCGCGTTTTTAATGCCTACGCCATCGATGGCGCAGACTACACAGAATATTAACCAATCTTCATCCGCAAATAACGAACTTTCTAATCGAGAAAACAAGATCCGGGTGAATGGTCGTATTGCAGATATTTATGGTGCTGCTTGGGATACACCTGATTCAATAGCTGTGCCTTATAAGGTTTATGAAAACAATATTGAAGTTGAGCATATGGTCGGTTGCATAGGCCGTGGTCAATATCACATTAAAGGTGCCTACGATGGTGAAACCAACATTGTAGATATTGCCGGTGCATCGGTAGAAGTCTTTCGACCAGGTGTAGATATCGTTTCGGGAGAGCCTTACTTTTCGATTGGTACCGAAATTACAACTCCACCTTTAACAGTACAGCATCAAACATCTGTTAATGGTCAAGTCTTACGTCCTGCAGATACACAAACTTTAGAAGGGACTAATTACCTTCATTTTGCATATCCCAATGAGATCCTTCCGAGCAGCTGCTAACAATACAGATTTAACGACTAAATTTGTCAGCAATGACCGAGTAGAAATTACTAATGCTTCATTTACTTATAACGGGCAAACATACGATTTAAATGGAACTTACAACGTCTTATCCGTTGCTGATGACCGTATGACGTTATCAAATCCAGCTGCTGTTAATGCTAACTGGTTAAAGCTTAAAGAGTTATCTAATCAGCAAACAGCTGCTGCATCTCCTAAGCTTGCATCCATCGGTGAGAAATGGATTGGCCCATTTATCTTAGACAATTTTGAACGTAGTCGAGTGCTTTGTAACTTTGTCGCTACAAATGGCCTTTATACCGTTTCTTCAGGGGGGCAATCAGGCAGCTGTAAACGTCACGATTGAGGTTGAGGTAACGCCAGTTAATGAGTCTGGTGCAGCTATTGGTAATCCAATGTTGAAACAGATCATTCTTAAAGGCTCCGCTAAATCTCGTCAAACCGTTGGTGCAACACTTGATATGGTTACATTTCAGGGGCGCTGTAGTGTCCGTGCACGCCGTTTAACTCTAACCCCTGGAGTAACAACGGTGGTTGATGATGTGAAATGGCAAGCCCTATATGGTGCATATCCTCTACAAAAGCACAATGTATGAACATGAAACGGTTTTCCGTGCACGTACATATGCAACGACTGGAGCATTGTCGGTTAAATCTCGAAAGATCAATTTCGATCTTCAGCGGATGTTGCCAACTTATAAAAATGGAGCAATGACAACTGAGTTTTTTCCAACGTCAAGCTTTGCTGATGCATTGGTCTCAATGGCACTGGATGACAAGATTGGCCGCCGTACGATCGACGAAATTGATTTAGAAAACATTTATCGTACCTATAACGATATTGTTGATTATTTTGGCACACCATTAGCTGCTGAGTTCTGCACTACTATTGATGATACAAACCTTTCGTTTGAGGAGCTGGTTACCAATCTTTGTGATGCGGTCTTTTGTACAGCATACCGGCAAAATAATAAGCTTAAAATCTACTTTGAACGACCAACCGATAACTCAGTCTTACTGTTTAACTTCAGGAATATCATTCCGGATAGTTACAAGCACGACCTGACCTTTGGTGTAATGGATGATTACGATGGGTTGATCTATGAATACACGGATCCGACCGATGATAGCCGTATCAATATCTACTTGCCAGATAAAGGAGCCAAGAATCCAAAAGAGGTGAAATCGGTAGGTGTTCGTAACAAGTTGCAAGCTCACTTTAATGCGTACCGGCTTTGGAACAAGCTTCGCTTTCAGCGTAAATCTATCACCTTTGATGCAGCACCAGAATCAGAATTACTGGTTTTACGCGACCGTATTGCCGTAGCGGATTACCGCAATGGCATCCATCAAAGTGGGGAAGTGGTAAAGCAAGAAGGCTTAATTCTTACATTGAGCCATGATGTCGATTTCATAGCTGGCAAGAGTTATGTCATTTACTTGCAAATGGGAGATGGTACCGTAGATTTGATTCCTATTACTGCTGGATCTGCCAAGAACAAAAGTAGTTTTAGGGCGGTTGCCAAACAGTGCTCTTAAATTGAGTGCAGATGATTTCATTAATACGATCTATACGGTTGTTAATGATGATACGAAGGACTCACTACCTTATCTGGTTGCAAAGAAAGATCCTGTAGACCAATTCTCAAATACGATAACTGCAGTGAATTACGATGTGCGATATTACCTCAACGATAAAGACTTTATTGACGTGCCAGTTGATGATTCACCAATTTACATTCGATATGACCAGTTAGATATTAATCTTGCACGTCTATATCAGATGCAAAGAGGCGACTTGCCAACTACAGGCGAAATTAGTTTTGTTGTTGAGGCGGGCGCTTTGGTTTCCAGTTCGAGTTCACTTAGAACGGAAACGAGAATGGTTTATAAGCATACAAATAACTCAGAAACTAAAGAGTTTATTGTTCCTGCTGCTCCTGAATTACCAGCGATCGATACAGGAGATTTTCCTTCAGGTCTTAACGTAAATCTTACGATTAAGGGTGCTGTTGTCGGGCGTGGTGGTGATGGTGGTTTGCCACATTTGGCATTTGGGGCATGGACCAGTGATCCAAATTATAACTTTACCAGAACGCGCCGTGACGGGTTCCAAGGTGCGCCAGGTTTAATGAACCGGCACAGTAAATTGAACCTGATCATTGATGGCGGAATACTGGCTCGTGGCGGATCTGGTGGAGGTGCTACACCAAGTGGGATTTACACTGAATTGGGTTATGGAGTTCAAGGTGTTCCTGGTGGAGCTGGGGCACCGTTTGGTAGGGTTATGACGGGACAGCCAATTTACAATGATACTCAGGACTGGCGTTGGTACTTTATTGATAGTTTTATGGTGGTAAAAGTCACTGATGCTGAAGCTGAGATACCAGGTAAAGGATACCGTACTCAGAATGATCGTTATGGATCTCCATTGTCGGGTGATGGTGGTGGATGGGGCCAGCGCGGTACCAAGTCCACCAATGATGGGACATGGAACTGGAATTATCATGGCACTACTGAAGGTCAGCCAGGAGCGGGCGGTACTGCAATTGTTGGAATTGCACCACTCACAACTAAATTGATAAATGGAGGGAGAATCCTACAAACCCTTTAATACTTTGAAGAACTTAAAGCACCCATTTTGGGTGCTTTTTTATGATTGGCCCAATGATGGATTGGACAACGAACAACTACCGCTTTCTAGCGGTTTTTCTATTCTGGAGAAATAAATGGAACCAGTTTCCACTAGTGGTGTAACAGCAATTTTAAAATTTTATGGTGCAGCAATTATGGTGACTTTAGCCGTCGCGTTAGTTGCAGCAGTAGTATTGATGACACGTATGCCGCGCTCACCTCAAGAATGGGCCGTTGGGCTCATTTGTACAGTCGTATCAAGTTTAGCAGGTGGATCATTCATTATCGTGAAGTGGGGTCTTCACGAATGGATTACAGATATTTGGGGGATGATGGCGCTTGGAGGATTCTTTTTTTGTTTGTGGTATTCCTGGCTGGGCTTTGGTCCGGTGGACTTTTAACTTTATCAACAAACAAGAAGGTAAAACGATTATTGAAGTAATCAAAGAAGTTAAGAAAGCCAAAGATGATATTCAAAGTAGTTAACCGCCTTCGGGCGGTATTATTAACTAGATCACATATATTTCTGTCATTTATCGGATTTAATTAAATTATTTAGAGACATGTTTATACTGAATGTTCAAAATAAAAACAGGGTAACGACGTGAAAAATATTATTTTAGCAACAATAATGGGCTTCAGTGGAGTAAGTAGTGCTTTTGCTGAGTGTACTTATAGCTTTGATGCAACATTAACTCAGTTACAATCTTTAGGTAATACTTCTGTTCAGAAATTCCCAACAATTACAGGAAATAAGTTTTCCTATAAGACATCTCAGCAAAGTTCTATTTACACAGCTTTCAGTCAAGATTATCTGAAAAGGGTATTAGCCGCAAATGACTCTCAAGCTATGCTCTATACGCGTGGTGACAAAATACTACCGACAACCGGAATAATAGCTTTTGAATATAAAATTAAAGTGCCTACATTAGGTAATACAGGGTTTGTAAATATTTTCCCAGCCTTATCTGGCGGAATCATGCAGAATGGTAAGGCTGTAAATTTTATAGTTGCTTACCAACATGGGCCGACAACTAATAACTTTTATATTCAAACTACCTCAAATGATAGTGTGAACCGTACCGGGTTTGTCGGAGACTTTTTTATTTAAGTTAAGCCACCTGACCTAACGGGTTAATCTTATCATAGTACATTGCTTCAAACTCAAAAGGCGATACATAACCCAGTGCACTGTGTACACGCTTTTTATTGAACCAATCTACCCAGTTTAGTGTCGCAAGTTGTACATCTGCTAAACCTTGCCAATCTGCTTTTAAATATTCAATCACCTCTGTTTTGTATAAGCCATTCACCGTTTCAGCCAGAGCATTATCGTATGAATCACCAGTTGTACCGACTGATGCTCGTAAATTTGCTGCTTCTAAACGATTGGTATAGCGAATCGAAAGATATTGCACACCCCTGTCGGAATGATGAATCACATTCTTTGGCATGCCTCGATCGTGCAATGCTTGCTCAAGTGCATCGAGCACCATATCTGTATTCATCCGTGTAGATACTTTCCATCCAACAATTGCTCGTGAGAACACATCAATAACAAATGCGGTATATACCCAACCTGAATGAGTTTGAATATAGGTAAAGTCACCCACCCATAGTTGGTTTGGATGATCAGCATTAAAATTACGTTTCACTAAATCATCTGCCCGTTTTTGGTCATCTCGGTTACGGGTGGTTTGTTTATTCTTACCACGCCAAACACCTTGTATACCTAGCTTTTGCATCAATCGAGCAACTGTACAACGTGCAATAACATAACCCTCACGTTTTAATTTTTGCCAGACTTTACGTACACCATATCGACCTAAACTTTCCTTCCAAATTCGTTTAATTTGTTCAGCATGATGCTCATCATGTAGATCTCGTTTCGCTCGATGTTCTGGATTGTCAGCGAGATCTAAAGTTCGGTAATAGGTTGAAGCTGCGATCGGTAAAATCCTACAAATCGCATCAACACCATATAAGTCTTTATTGTTATGGATGAAATCCACCATTATTTGTGTGGGCGGTCGAGCTCCGCCTGGGCGAAAAAAGCGGCTGCTTTACGTAGAATTTCATTGGCACGCTTTAATTCTTTAATTTCACGTTCCATTTGCTTCATTTTTTCTTGATCAGATATCTGTTGTACTTTAATAGGATTTTGCTGATCTAAATGCTTTTGATGCCAGGCACGAAGTGTTTCAGGAGTACAACCAATCTTAGGCGCAATTGCTGTGATTGCAGCCCAAGTAGAAGGATAATCTTTTTCAGATTCAATTAGTAATTGAACCGCTCTTTCTCTAATTTCGGGGGTATAGGTTGGTTTTTTCATCGGAATAGTCTCTCAGAATATTGAGTCTCCGACAAACCCGGTACGGTTCAGTGCGTTAATTTCTAATGGTTTTAACTTAGCTCCAGAAGTTACTTCTGATGGTTATCAAAAAATTGGTATCTATATTAATCAGAACTCTAATCAAGTTGGTTTAGTTTTTAATGGAGTTAACAAAGGTTATTTTGCAACGTTCCCTTCTAAACTCGATAATCTATATTTTTCATTAACCTCTAATTTTTATGATTTAGCAGCAACTGATGCGAATAAAGATGTTTCGATCGAGTTCCTACTGGATCAATCAAAAATTACACAAACTTATCCAACAGGTACTAAGGATATTTGCGGGGTAGCTTTGTAAAAAAAGCGAATTGAAATAATTAATTTTTTCTCATCAACCGTCTTAGGACGGTTTTTTATTATCTAAAGGAAAGTGAAATGAACATCGAACAATATCTTGAAGAACTTATTAAACGTGAAGGCGGTTATGTAAATAATCCAGCGGATCGAGGAGGAGCAACTAAGTACGGCATTACTGAAGCAGTTGCTCGAGCAAATGGTTTTAAAGGAAACATGAAGGACTTGTCTTTAGATGTGGCGAAAGCTATTTATCGCAAAAACTATTGGACCGCTCCACGTTTTGACCAGGTGAATGCCGTTTCTTCCTGCAGTAGCTGAAGAGCTTCTAGACACTGGTGTGAATTGTGGTACTGGCTTTACAAAACCACTTTTACAGCGCGCATTAAATTTACTGAATAATCAGGGCAAAGCAGGCTGGCCAGATCTTACGGTAGATGGAATTTATGGCCCAGCTACTATAAATGCGCTTAAAACTTATCTGTCTAAGCGTGGTAAAGAAGGAGAGAAAGTATTAGTGCGAGTACTTAATATCATGCAGGGCCAGCGTTACATAGAAATCTGTGAAAGGAATCCTAGCCAAGAGCAATTTTTCTATGGCTGGATAGCTAATCGAGTTGTTATATGAAAGTATTTCATTACAAAGTTTCTAAGTTTGCTTCAATTATCATATTGCTGTGCATTCTTTTTTCAGGATGCACAGCTCATACGATAAACAGTTATGTAAATGTCCCAATCTGTGTAAGAGCTCTCTAAGGAGGGCTATGATCCAAGTAGTTTGAAGAAAATATAATTTTATTATGAATTTTTTATTCATATCGTGTAATACAAGGTTGTCCTTTGATTTTTACCCCAGCTGCCCATAATAAACATTCAAAGTTTCCTTGATTGTCTAAATATTTCTCTGCTCCATGACCAAATTGAGAATAATTAATTCGTTGAATCATCTTTGTATCAGAAGTATTTAAGGATTTTTCAACCTGCTCATATACTTCATCCTTACTACCTAGTGTAGTGTCTCCAATTTTATGGCTTTTATTCCAAAATACCCCTTTTTTTAATGTCATATCCTTAGAATTAAAACCAATAAAGATTTTAGTATCTCTTGGTAGATTACGCTTTTAAGCTGTCATTTAAATTATGTCCTACAGGACCAATAGCTGGAGCTAGAGAAATTATGCGAATCTTATTAAATCTATTTGTCATAGCCTCTTCTGGAATTATTTTATGTTTAGGCATATCTCTTGCTATTTCTGGCTTGTAAACAGGATCTAATAAGGAGCTAAATGCTACAGCAGCGCCGCGACTATGCGTTATAAAATATAGTTCATTTGTTGATTTTAATCTATTCAGTATCCTTCTCAATCCTATCTGTCCGGCATAATTTGAATATGTAAGTGAATCGCCCCAATAAAAGTAAGGAATATCTAAGGTTGTCTTTCCGTTGTATAAACCATCCCAATAAAATTCAACATAGTGATTTTTTACACCCGTAAGGCTATCGATTCTTTCCTCAACTTCTTCATAGAATGTTTTAGCTTTTGAAAAATCATTGTTAAAACCATGTATTAAAAAAAAATGTTTTACTTTGAGGGTTTAATTTTCTAGCTTTATTATTTTTTATTTCTATCTCATTGGAAGCTTTTAAAGCTATTAAATTAATATCTTTCTTAATATTTTCCTCTAGTGTGTATCCTATATTAAATCCATTAAAGAAAGGTTTTTGGGAATATAGTTTGGAGATTCAGGATATATATTGCCATTTTGATCAACTACGATTCTAGTCACAAAACTACTGGTTTTAGCTGATATTACTGAATAATTATTTGGTGGGATGGCGTGAAATCCCGCACAACCAGATAAAGTACAGATTAAGCAGAAGATAGTCAAAAGTTTCATATCTATGTCCTTATTATCAAACTATTAGTTCTTACAAAAAATTCTATTTATCAGCTAAAAAATGCTCACTAGCTAATATGATAATGAGCACTTTATATTTCGTAGAGAGCTAACATTTTACTCAGGTGATTAAATTTTGCTGTGTGTAGCCTAATGCACTGATTTTATTTGTTAATTTGTGAAATATTGTGATGATACTCCTTCTGAGTTTGTATTACCTGCGATACTTTCACAAAAGTTTTGGAATTGTCTTCTATCAAATTGATGTGTGGAGTTTGGAGGTACAACTATAACTATTGAACGTTTTGTTCCAGCTGTCTGAGCATCAGAAGCAATACATGTTCTCGTAATAGTTGCTGCAACACTACGATCGCAAAAGTTTTTATATTCCCAGATATTTGTTGAACCAACTTGAGTTTGACGCACACAATTGCCTGCTGAAGATTGTTGTGGAGGCGATGAGCCGCATGTTTTCTTCATTTGACATGATGAACACAAACCACTTGGGCCAACTGGAGTGCCATCTGGACAACAGGGTACAAACATTGCACAAGCAGCTATTGCTGCTGTTGAAAAGCTAAAGAAAAAATTGATTAATATAAATGATGCTAATTTAAACATTTTAGATACTCCTTGAATATCTATTTAAATTCAACCACATCACTAATTTGAACTGCCAACATGTTACTTTGAATCAATAACTTATAGGCTTTATATTAGACAATTATGTGTGGTTGGCTCACATTTTTGTGTTCATAAGTCGAGTACTAATTAGTCTTGATTCCCTTTTTTAAGTATTGATTTGTAATTCAAGTTCTACATTTTTTAAAAGCATTTTAATAGACGGGATTAATCTGTTAGTTTGAGATTATAGACCACCATTTACAACCAACAATTAATCTTGTTAATTTATATAATTGCAATATTTGGATTGAATTTGTTATTGATTCTCCTTTTATTATTTTATTTAAACATTATACTCTACTTTTTTTTTAATGTGTATTTATTTTCGCAAAACAAAAAGCAAATAAATTGTTAATTGCTAATGAGTAATAATTCATCCCATTTAAATGGGTTTCTACTCAATTTATCTCTACTCATTGACCAATTTCTATTTGGTATAAAGCAGGGACCCACCCCAATCTTTTTCTTTCCAAATTTACTATGAATACCATCCATAGCCTGCATCAAACATTCCTTTTTCTCGATGTGCTTAAAGTCGGTTAAGAGGTCATAAGTATGGCCAGACTTGGGTTCTAGACCTGTCAGTACTACGCCGCATTTCTTGTATTTAATGCCTTCTTTATAGATTTCGTTCAACATCCTTGTCGCTGCTTTGACAAAATCTACTGCGCAGTCAGTCGGTTCTGAAAAAGAGCCTGTAATAGATTTATTGTAAAAAGGCACATTGGGATCAAAAGGGTTTGACTGTACAAAAGCAATCATGCATCCGCATAAAAGCCCCTCATCACGAAGTCTTTTACACGCATCTTGAGCATACATAGAGATAGCTTCTTTTTAGATCGGTTAGCTCAGTTACGCGACCACCAAATGATCGGCTGGCAACAATTTGCTTTTTTAGATGGGGGAGTATGCTCGATTTCAATGCAGGAGATACCTTGTAATTCGTAAATGGTTCTTGCCATCACAATCGAAAATTGTCTTTGCATTTCTCGAGGCTCAGCACAGGCTAGATCTAATACTGATTTAACTCCCATTGAATGCAACTTCTTTGCATGCTTACGACCAACACCCCAAACTTCACTTACATCGATCTGATCAAAATAATATTCTTTATTGCATAGATCCATGTTCACTAAATCACAAACCCCATTAAATCCCGCATTCTTTTTAGCTATATGGTTAGCTATTTTCGATTCTGTTTTACTTCTTCCAATACCGACACAAACTGGTAAACCCAGCCATTTCCATATTTGTTGACGCATTTGCTGACCAACTTTTTCTAAATCAAAGTTCTTCTCATAAGCTGTGAAATCAACAAAGCATTCATCGATTGAGTAGGGCTCAACCTCTTCCTCTGTTACGTATGAAGCAAGGATCTTATGAAAGCGCCGTGACATTTCTGCATACATTACATAGTTGCTTGATAGCACAACTACGTTATGTTTTTTTAACTATGTCTTTAATTTGGAAAAGTGGCACACCCATCTTTATGTTTAAAGATTTCGACTCATTGCTACGCGCCACGGCGCACCCATCATTATTGCTGAGAACAATCACAGGTTTATTGTTCAAACTAGGTTCAAAGACTCTCTCACATGAAACGTACATGTTGTTGACGTCAATCAAGAAAAAGACTTTGTTTTCATGTTTCATGAGTTTCTAATCATTTTAATGATGCATGTGACAACGCCCCAAATTATTAATTCTTGGCCTTCCTGCAAATAGATATTTTTATATTCTGGATTTTCGGCTTTGAGCCACTTCCTAGATTCTTCAATCATTAGGCGCTTAACTGTAAAATCATTATCGATTAGTGCCACGACAATATCGCCGTGTTTTGCATCGAGACTGCGATCGACAATTAGTTCGTCATCAATATCAATACCTGCATTCAGCATTGAAAGCGAAGCAACTTTGACAATGAAAGTTGCAGTTTCATTTTTATTAAGTGCTCGTTCATATCGAGTGCTTTATCTACATAATCTTGTGCGGGGCTGGGGAATCCGGCAGAAATTTTTTCTAAAGCATAAGGGACAAGCATATGAGTTGTTGGTACAACTAGCTTAATAGACATAACATCAGACAAAGCAATACTTTGGGTAAGATAAGGCTTTATCTGGATAATGGATGGTGCAATTTCGCTCATAGAATATCCCTTAACTTGAATTTGTAACATATTCAAGATGATATGCTAGAGCTTAGTTAAATTTCAAATTTAAAAAGTTGTGGATAAATAATGACTAGTCACAACTTGTCGCACATTATTGTGCATTTGGTCGGAATTTCTTCAATTCTGATCTTGGTTGTGCTACGAACTCATCTAATGGCATATCTAAGAAAAATTCCTTAGCTTCTTCATGTTTACAGTGAAGCCAGTCATCTCTTAGTTCTGGTGGAATAACAATAATAGAGCGCTTTTCATCTGTGGGCGCATGGAACTGCTTCATGAAAGGGTGGTGGTCAGAATTAATAGTGAGCATGCTCATAGATCTGATTTCTTCGCCATCTACTACCGCATATTCATAAATGCCGGCAATAGTAAAAGGCATTTCATCCTTGCGATAAATTCCCCACCATTCAGGCTTATTGTTAATATACTTCGGTTCAAAAATCACATCGGCAGGTATTAAACAGAATTGGTTTTTCTTCCAAGCATTGCGGAAGCTAGGTTTTTCGTGAACTGTCTCAGTTCTTGCATTGTAAGTGTTGTGTACCTTTTTAAGCTCTTTAACCCATGGAGCGACTAACCCAAACCTAGCCAATCTCCATTCTATCTGTTCTTTTTTAGAGAATAGAAGGGGAGCTTCGTAGTTAGGGTATATGTGAGATTTATATTCAAATGTTGGCTCAAACAGATCCAGCAAGTGAATTCTATCTTTTGCGATTGGTTCATAGTTTGAGCACATTATTTATTATTCCTTTTTGATCATATTTGAAATTAAACATGATATAGATAGATAAAATATAAACTTTAATAGGAAATATTATGGATACAGAGTTACTAAATAAAATACTTGCGATTCTTACTATAACAGGTTGGGTTGTAGGTATTGTATCTTTCTACTATGCCTATAGGTCTGGGAAAAAATATGAAGAATTAATGTCAAAGCTTTTTTAA